TTATTGGATGTTTTGGGGAACTTGTCTTATTTTGATTTTGTTAGTTGCAGTAATTTTATTTTGGTCGGCTGGATTACCGAAGATAAAAAGTAAAAAATTGTCATTTGTTATGTTTAGTCTGGGATTCAATGTAATCTCAATTCCAATGTCCTTTTGGGTAGGTGGAATGGCAACAGCTTCTCCGACCAGTACTATGAAAGATTTTTGGATAGGGTTTCTCATAGGGCAGGCAACACCACTTTTAGTACTAATAATTGCAATCTTAAAATGGTTAATAATTGACATAAGAAAAATAAAGAAGCGTGTGAACAGTAATAATTAATTAAAAATACATGTTTGTGAAGAAATCTACTTAAACTCTAGGGTGCTTTAGTTGAAGAAGATAGCCAAACCAGAAGCAACAATCTTTGAGAAAACAGCCTTAAACTAAGAGGTCCGATGTAGTTAAATTTATGAAATGTTACAGATGTGCCAAGTTCATTTTGAGTATCTTGCGATGTAAACTAAAAGGGAGGTCGGACAGTTGAATATTTCTTCCGTTAGTATTTATGAAATACTAAATATTAGTGAAAGACAGACCGACGACCGACCAGCGCTTGTCAGATTAGTCCGAAGCGAGACATACATGGCCGGCATATATATTTAAAAAGATCTGGTTCACGTACCCCTTTTCAAGAACGGTAACTTAAGTTAACATTTTTATATAAGTCGTGAAAAAAGGGTGATATCCATCACCCTTTTATTTTATTAATCAGTAATCGCGCACTGTGTGGAACTTCACTTATAATAGAAAATAAACAGTGAAATAAGATGAAAAATTATAAAAAAATAAAATTTCTTGTAACGAAAAATGTTCTAAATCTATATATATATGTGTCCCAGTTAATATTTAATGAAAGGAGGGGGCAGGTGGAGGATTTAAATAGAATTTATCAATCTTATGCAGATGAAGTAAAACGGTTTCTTATTTGTTTAACATCGAATGTAGATTTAGCTGAAGAATTAACACAAGAAACGTTTTATCAAGCAGTGAAGTCAATACATCGTTACAATGGAGAATGCAAAATATCTGTCTGGTTATGCCAAATTGTCAAACACAGCTATTATAACTACTTAAAAAAAGAGAAGAACATTGATAATACCTTTATTGCCCAAGCAGTGAAGGAGGGTATTATCAATGCTTCACATTTAAATGATTTGCAAAATGGCAGCATGACAACGGATCGTTTAATCGGTCTTTATATTACTATTCAGCAGAGAAGGAATAAATAGTAGTTTGTAAAGTTAAGAGAAACTATCAATACTCACTTGTAGTTAAAAGGAAACGTACAGATTCAATAGTACAATAAGACCGATAGTGCTCAATCGCTTTCTTGGTCTTTTTTTTTCTTGTTTTTTACCAGTAGATGCCCATTCATACAAAAGTATAAAGAAAAAAGTCATGAAGGTCTTTAAAAAGTTCATACCCCACTCAAACCTATCATACTTAAAATAATCATAAGAAGTGTAAGAAAATAAAATTAAAAAGAAAAAAACGATTGTTAAAATAATTTTCCTTAAATTAATGTTCATAATTGCCTCTTTTCTAAAAATCTTTCGTTCTTATATAAATTATAACATTTAGCTAATTTGTAAAATAATACACTTTTATTTTAGCTTCACTAAATTGCATAAATGGTACCATTTTGATCTCTCTTAGAAATTCCCCAATACGTAAAGGACATCCATTTTTTGGGTGTAAAACAATCCCCAACCAATCCCACCTCGTTACAAAAAAAAGTCACGAAAGTCACGAAAAAGTCACATTTCTCCCGAAACCATGTGATTTTGGGCGAAAACAAGTTATACGACTACCAATACGAGCATTAAAGCCGACCTAATGCAAATGGCAAAGCGACCTTTCGAGCAAGAAAACAGTAAAACAGGGATGCTTACAGGTCTACTCGATTTGGATAAGCTACTAAACGGTTTTCAAGATGCTGAGCTCACAATAATTGCCGCTAGACCCTCAATGGGGAAAACGGAGGCTATTTACCAATCATCTTCTCACTGGAAATGAGTCGCACTACGCTCATTGATCGGCTCATTGCCGCAACAGGCAATTTTAATCGCTTAAAGATGCGCAATCCCTATGAGTATTTTACTGACGGCCAAAAAGAAAAGTGGATGTCAACGCTCGGTATGCTTGATAATGCCAATATCGAAATTGATGATCGAGCAGGAGCAGGGATGCCCGTCCCACAGATTCGATCTACTGCACGGAAAATCATTAATGCCAATCGTAATAAAAAGCCAGTGATTTTGATTGATTACTTGTAAATCATTCGAGTCAGCAATCCACGTGATAATCAAACACAAGCAATTGGCCAAATTTCATGGGATTAAAAGCAAATGGCGAAAGAATTTAATTGCCCTGTGATTTGCCTCGCTCAACTCAATCGCAGTGTCGAGCAACGTCAGGACAAACGCCCTGTAATGAGCGACTTAAGAGATCCAGGAAATATCGAACAAGACGCTGATGTCATCGCATTTTTATATCGGGATGATTACTACGCCAAATTTATTATTGCTAAGCATAGAAATGGACCGACTGGAACGGTATTCGCTGCTATGTAAAAGACACAGGCCGACTGTCCAATATAGCTTGGAGTGTTGCAAGATGAGCGACCTTATCCCAGTGAAGGAGATTTTGGAGTATGCGACTGAGTTTGAAATGAGTTGGTTTGCACACCAAGTCTATTGGGCTGTGTCTACACAACAAATTCAGTTGGAGGATGATTCTAATAAATTGCTAGAGGTGTCCTAGGATGACGCGGCAGTGCGGGAAATGACCAATCGAAATGTCCTTGGCATTGGCCGCATTAAGCTATATGTCGTTAAAAGCTTCGCGCAATATGCTTTTTACTTTGCTAGTGATCCACTTGAAGTCAATATGCTGCATCAAGCGTTATTTGGTGAAGTGGTTGGAGCCATTACAGAAGCGCATCGATTGTTAACAAAGGTGATGTATTTTGCCGACTTCGATATACAAACGTCACTTCTAGAATACCGAAAAACGATCGTGCAATTTCCAGCCTACCTTGGTCATGAAGCGGCAGGTCAATATAACTTGTATCGCCTAGATTTGCACAAAGGGGTGAGAGGGGTTGTCTAAGCAAGAACGTGAAGAGATTATTGCGATTATCATGCTACGCAAAAACTGCGCTGAGGAAATGCTTCGCAATATGTCAGATGAAGAGCTAATGAAGACGTTGGATGAATTATAAAAGTGATTTTAGCTTGAAGAAATGAGAGGGATGAAAATGGATAATGTGAATATTTATGAAATCATTGGCGTTTCAATGGACCCAATTTATCAGGCACTGAATCAGCTTCATGATGATGAAGAAATCCTTATCGGAAAATATACCATTCGCAAAACAACTAAATTTTACGAAATTGAAAATGATCGATTACATGAATGCTTTAAAGAAAAAGAACGTTGTTATCAAGTGTTAAGCAATTTAGTCATGACCAATAAAAAAAAGCTATGGCTGGAACCATAGCTTCGTCATAACAAAGGCTTCTCCCTTGCTACCAGTATTATCATTATAGCATAAGGGGGAAGCTATTGTGAGATTAAAACCACTAGTCATTTCGAACGAAGGTATCCTACAAATCGACATCATGGAACTCCCTGAAAACTGCGTCATCGTATTGTCAGATGGCATCGCAAAATTCACCGAGCTCCCTGCACACGCTAAGACAAAGATTGTTACTTATCAAGGGAAGGTGAGACGTGTTGAGTTTGATGAAGGGGAGGAGTTTTGAGGTGAAAATATGGTCTTGAAGGAATTAGTTTTACTGGTATAATAGTATTGGTTGAGAATTTTTTAATAGGTCTTTTGGATTTGTGTTGAATTAGTTAAGGAAATTTATTTTTCACCTAGGTTTTGTGTACTAATCAAATAATTTCATATTTTAATGAAAATAAGAATAGGGAGAAATTAAATAAGTGTTGATAATTAGTAAAGCTTTATTGTATACGACTTTATATATAATTCTATTAATAACATTTCGTTGGTACATAATAAATAATAAAAATTTTAAACAATATGAAAATGAATTGCTAAGATTAAATGATAAAGTTGTTATTTATTTGAAGGAAAAAATTAAAGAGTTAATTCGTAATATAGTTTTCATGATAAAAAAAATTTTTGTATTTGCAGTAATACTTATATTCTTAACAATTATTTTAAAAAATTATGATATAACCATATCGAAAATGACAGAGTGGTTTGGTAAGTATGGAATTATTATACTTTCGTTAATGTACTATATTTATGCAGCAATGTTAACTGCCATAATTATAGCTTTTGTAAATAAATATCAGGAATTTCTTACATATTGGTTTTATAGAAAACAACCGAAAACAAGAAACAAATTATTTTTTTGGTTAGCTGAAGATACATTTTCAAAGTCTACATTATTTGATCTATTTAAGGAAGATTCCACTGGGAATGATATAAAAAACTCACAAAAAATATCAGATATTTTGAGAAGAAATCTTAATTATGATGTAGCTCAATATAAATTATATAAAAATCATTTAGAATACAAAACTAAGAAAAGTTTTTTTAAGAAATTAAACCTACTGATACTTACATCAATTAGTAGTTATATATCCCTTAATATTTTGCCTAAATTCTACAAAAATGTAACAGAAGGTATTGTACAAAATATTGAATCCTTTTTTTTATGGCAAGATTCCGATATTTTTTTATTTATTTTTAATATTGTGATATATATTTCTATGATTTTTGTTATATATTTTACACTTTATCATACTTTATTAATGTTAACTGATAATACTAGAAGAGCACAGTATTTGATTTCAATTCTAGATATTTTGATTGAGGAAGAAAGTAAAGGTAATTAAATGTAAAATGAAATGCTAAAAAAGGATAAAGGTGAGGTAATTTGAAGTCTTTTGATTTTGAAGAAAATAATAAATTTATTAAAAAAGAAACATATAATAAACTCAGTATGTTAGCAGCTTTTGTAAGTGTAATGATTGCATTAGGGATATTTTGTTATTTAATATCCTTATCAATATTTATATCTTTTTCTGAAAAATTATCGTTTTGGGAAGTATATAATCAATTATTTCAATTAATTAATTTTGGAAAAAGTAGTATTGAAGAAATTTTTGCTGGTTATAGTATAATACTTTTTTCAATCTTATCAATATTTTCAGCTTTTATATATGCAGTCATTTTGATATTCTTAAAGAAAATCGAATATATACGCAATAATTATGAAGATCTAAGAGAACAAGTTTATGATTTGTTAACGATGTTAATTTTTCTATTTGGTTTTCTACCGATAATTGTAGATTTTTTAATTACCAAGGATAATGAAACATTATTAAGTGAAATTGATAATCTTTATCTATTATCTTTGATAGGAATTTTGCCACCGTATTTATATTCAAGCTTATCTAAAATATATTACGCTACAGCAGAAAAACAATTTAGTAAATCACTTTTAAATCATATGGAAAAAAAGATAAATAATAATTAATTAATAACATTTGTTCAAGAAAGAGTTCTACCAGCCCTCTGGAGGACAACAAAAGATAGCAGCTACCACTGTCATCTTCTGTTGACCTCTTTTTATTTTAACCAAAGGAGTGATGAATAGTGGATATATTAAAAAATATTGATGGAAAGGCTACGCAAAAAGCCATTGAAAAGGTTTTACGTCAATATCGAACATATCAACTAACAACATCTGAGGATTTGTTGCCATCGGTTACATCGAATTATACGTTAAACATGCCATCTTACAGTGGATGATTCAATTCAAAAGTTGAAAACGCGGCAATACGAAATGTAGAGTATTACAAGCAAGTGAAAGCCTTTTTTGAAAGATTTAATCGTGCATATTATAAACTGACGCAAAAAGAGCGACAGATTATTGTTATGGCTTTTTTAGAGGAAACACCATTGTATAATTATCAGATTTCAAGAAAGCTTCATATTAGTGAGTGAACGTTTTATCGTATTAAGGCACAAGCATTGTATAAATTGGCTTTAGCATTGCGAGTGGAGGTATATGAGGGGAATGAGGTGAATAGTTAATGAATTTTGTCCAGCAAATACGTGATATTGAAAAAGTACGGGAAGTTAGGGCATATTTAGCTAATAAAAATGACCGCGATGAACTGCTATTTTGCTTTGGTATTTTTAGTGGTTTACGAATCAGTGATTTATTACAGCTAAGAGTTAGAGATGTAAGAGGCAAGACTGTGTTGGTTGTTAGAGAGCAAAAAGTACAGAATACAAGGAAAACCAATAAATCGAAGCGTATTCCTATCCAGTCAGAGTTTCAACGACTAATAAAAAGGTATGTTAAAGGTCGCCAGGATGACGAGTATTTATTTAAATCTCGTCAAGGTAAAAACAAGCCTATTACTCGCGTAAGAGCGTACGATATTTTACGAGAGGCTGCATATGCAAACGAATTGTCTGAAATCGGTACTCATACGTTACGAAAAACATTTGGCTATCATATTTTTGCTGCTACAAAGGATGTGGCATTGTTACAGGATATTTTTAATCATAGTGCACCTTATATTACGTTAAAGTACATTGGGGTAAACCAAGATGCGATTGATGATGCATATGGGAAGTTAAGATATTAACATAACAGAGTTATATAAATCAACAAAATTTGTTGACAGAGAAAACTGTATAAGTTATTCTGAATATAGAAACAATATAGCATGTTTCTATAAATATTATATTAGGGAGGAGGAACGGAGCTGTGTTAACTCAATTTGGCAAGTTTTGTAGAAAGCTAAGAATTGACAACGGTGAATTACTGAAAGATATGGCAAATAAATTGGATGTTACATCATCATATTTATCTGCTGTTGAGAATGGTAAAAGAAATGTTCCTCAAGAATGGCCTGCACAAATAATTGATTTTTATGCTCTAAATAAAGAGCAACAAATGGAACTATCATTAGCTTTACAAGAATCGAAAAAAGAATTAAGAATTGATATTAGTAGCTATGATAATGAGGACAAGCAAGTGATGATGGCTTTGGCGAGAGAATATAAAGACTTAGATCCGGAATTTAAAGAGACTATTAAAAGCATTCTTGATTCTTTAAGGAAAGAGGAGTGAGGTCTTATATATATTGCTGATCCATTGTCGAGATTGAAAATTCGGTGCATTACGGAAAAAATTCGTACAATCATGGGATTAAACGAAGGAGATTATTTTGATGTAGTTCAGTTTCTTGAATATAAATTACATCTAATTTTTCCTGAGTTTCATCTTGAAATAGTTGAATACAGTGAAATGCCATTTAAATACGCAGAAGCTCTTCCAGAGACTAAATGTATTCGTATTAGGGAAGATGTTTATGATGGAGCAGTTGAAGGGAACGCAAGGGATCGATTTACGCTTGCCCATGAGATAGGACATTTATGGCTACATAGACCAGGTAAAATACGATTAGCTCGTAGTCATAATAAAGAAAATATTCCACCATATAAATGTCCGGAATGGCAAGCTAATACCTTTGCAGGTGAGCTACTAGTTCCTCCAGAAGGAACAGTGGGATTAACACCCTCAATGGTTGCAGAAAATTTTGGCGTTTCATTTCAAGCAGCAATGATACAAATGAATCAAGTGGAAGGAGCATAATAACATGCAGACACAAAAAAAAGGTCCTTGCAAAGGACCTACATAGCTACAGATGTAGTAGTGACTACCGCTGCATTAAAGTTAAACCTAGGAAATTTATCTTTAATGTATCACTTTTATGGGTTCTTTGCAATAAATAAATTGCAAAGGAAGCGATAGTATGGAAAATAATCATAAGTTAATTTGGTCTGAGCATTACCAGTGTTACGGTATTTTTAGAGCGTGGAGAAAACATCCTAAAACCCAGCAAATTTTGTGGGCAAAGAATTATAAGAAGAAAGCATGGTTTATACCACTTTCTGAATTACAAGCAGAAGAGTAAGTAATAGCATGTAATTCTAGGAGCCAGCGGTAGGGCTTCTATCTATAATTATATTTATATTTTAGGAGGTATTCTTTATGATAATTGCAACATATCGTAATCAACCAATAAAAACTATATTTTCTGTATTGGTAGTAATTTTAGGACTCTTTACGCTAGTTAAGTATCAAGAGTTAGAGATAACTACAATTGAAAGTGTAATAAATTTAATTTTTAATGAAGGAATGACTGCAGAGGTATATAAAACTTTAGCCTTTAATTTAGCTTCTTTATTGGCACTTTTATTTATTGCACTGCTTTGGGTAAAATCTGCAATTAAACCTGATTGGTATTGCGAAGACATATTGGGTGTAAACAGATGGATAAATGTTATTACAGCAATATTGCTAGTAGCATTTTCTGTAGTTTTCATTGTCTATTTATTTCAGAAATTAACAGGTTTTATCATATTAGCATTCTTACTATTGATTTTTATTATAGGAGATACTGATTCTAAAAAAAATAGATACTAATTATTTCAAATTTGCGATTAGCTAAATGCTAGTCGCTTTTTATTTTGCGAATTTTAGGAAATGGAGCAAGTTCTGAAATTGTTTAACACTTTCACATACTAAAGACATTTACAAAATAAGGACATGTAAAGCTCGTAATTTGAATGTGGTGTAAAGTATTGAGAAATTTAGCTTTTCAACACTTTCTGCACCTTAACAGAATATAAGATATGTTAATGTGAAATCTATATTCTAATTTCTTCTTCTTATTCAATATCCAAATTTTCACTGGTAGTTTATAATTAAATATAATATATAAAATTTGGAGGTTAGCATTAATGAAAGAGATTGAGTATTCAAAAATATATAATAAACTATTAGAATTATCAGAGGGTGATTCTGATGTAAAGTTACTAGTTACTATAGTAGAAAATGGAGTTAAATACGCCATTAATAGAACAAAAATCATTATTAGATACATGGATGAATATACATTACATGATGAAACACATTTACATAGAGTACTTACTTTAATGGAAAAATTAATTCCTGAATCTACATTAAATAATTTAAAACCTTTAGAGTTGAGTTTATTAATATTAAGTGCTTTTTTTCATGATTTAGGTATGGCTCCAAGGGAAAAAGAAATTAAAATATATAAAGGATTAATTTCCAAGGAGGAAAAACTTAGTAAAGAAGAAGAGAAAATATTGGAAGATTTTAATGTTTATTGTGAAGCTAAAGTATCCCTAAAACAAAGAATAGAACGTGCTTATAAAAAAGAAGATAATGGATTGGCAAGAGTATTGGAAAATCATAGAATAACAGAGTATATAAGGATTAATCACGCAATAAAAGTTAAGGACATTATTCAAGAAATAGAAAATGAAGAAAAATGGGCAATGGGATTAAGGTATAAAAACTTTAGTTTTGGAAGATACTTATCAAAAATATGTGAAAGTCATAATGAAAATATATTAGAAGTAAATAATCCATTAATAAGTACTTCAATCCCAGTAGCTTCAGATGAGTATTTAAATTCTACTTTTATAGCAGTAGTACTACGATTGGCTGATATTTTGGATTTTGATGCAGAAAGAACTCCGGATGTTTTATATAATCACCTTGATATACGAAATCCTATAAGTATGCAGGAGTGGCAAAAACATCGTTCTATTCAATCTTGGTCTTTCAGTAGTGAAAGAATAATGTTTGCAGCTGAATGCGAACACCCTGCAATTGAAAAAACTATTAAAGATTTTTGTAATTATATTGAGGAAGAACTCTATACATGTAAAATTGTTTTAAATAATATGTCCGATAGGCAAAGAGAAAATCTAAAAAAAATATATGAAATGCCTCTACCATATGAAGTAGATACAATGGAAGTTAGAGCAAAAGTAGACTATGATGGTAATCCTATATATATATATAAAGATTTGAGTTTTAATTTAGATCAGAATGAGATTATTAAACTATTAATGGGTACCAGTTTATATGGAAACAGCCATGTAGCTTTTAGAGAATTACTTCAAAATTCAATAGATGCTTGTAGATTTAGAAAGATTTGTAGTGTTGAATGGGGAGATACAGGGTATAAGCCTATAATAAAAATAAAAACATACCAAGATCAAGGGGAATATTATTTTGAAATAACAGATAATGGAATAGGTATGAATGAAGATATTATACTTAATTATTTCTCGAGTGTTGGGAAGTCTTACTACAAATCTGAGGAATTTCTAAAATTTAAGAACAGTTTTAAAAGTAATTTCAATCCAATATCTAATTTTGGTATTGGATTCTTATCTTGTTTTATGGTTGCTGATCAAATTAAAGTACAAACAACTAAAATTATTGATAGATATAAAAGTTCACAGGCTTTAGATATAACTATAGATGGTTTGTCTGGTTTATTTTATTTTAATAGAGGTACTAGTAATGAAATTGGGACTAAAGTGTTGTTAAAATTAAAAAAAGAACATAATATAGTCAAAAATCAAAGTGAATTAAAGGATTATATTGAAAATTTAATAAGTTTTTCCGGTGATATAGAGCTATATTTTAATGCGGATTTAATAGATACTTCCAAGAGACAATTAATACAAAACTATGATTGGAATATAAAATCTTCTATTGAATTTTATTCTTTAAATATATGCGATTTGGGTATTTCTGGGGAAATGAAGGTAGCATTAATTGAGGAGAACAATCTTTTTCATGATAAAATAAATATTGATTCTAATGATGTTGAAGGTATTGAGTTAAATGAATTTATAACTATTAGTAATAATCAAATACAAAGAGAAGCTGATTCTATTAGTGTTAATGGCGATTTTAGTACAGGATATTCATCATATATTAAAACAGAGGAAAAATTTTATTTAAAAGGAATTTTAGTAGAAGATACAATATTTAAAATTCCAGATTTTTGGAACAGAAACTTTAACGATGCAAATAAAATAGAATGGCCATTCCCAGTAAATTGCATATTAAATTTAGATGGTAAATATAATTTAAATTTAAACGCAGCCAGAGATAAAATAATTTTGGATGAAGAATGGGATATATTTAAATCATCATTAACTCAAGTTGTTTTGCAAAACTTAATAAAGCAATTTGATGATGTAAATAAGGTATTATCCTTTAAAAATGTATATAAGGGATCAAGTAAGAATGATGATTATAACATAATATTAGAAAATGTAGTGAATAATAGACTCAAAGAATTAGAGTTGGAATTAAAGTAATGTTTAATATCTATACAATTATTAATTATTTTTTAGTGAATTTTTATAGTTAAGAATTATTAATGGCAGACTTTTGGCAGTAATTTGGCAGAATGTTGGCACACTCTTTCAAAATGAACATGCTATTATGGTAGTATGCGATATTTATAAAACAACATAACGATAGGCGATGCAGCACATGCTGCGTCGTCTTTTTTTGTCTTAGGATCTTCTACCGAAGAACGCCAGCCTTCGGGTCTCCGAGGCCCGAAAAAGGACTAGATAAAGTGTGAAAAAAGGTGTTCCTTCCATCCGGTAAATCAAGTGAGGTGAGTGCATGTGTGACAGCGAAAACGAAATTGGATGATCGAACGATTGTCAATACGAAAACGATTGCCAAAATGTTTAATATGACAGAAAGGAATGTTCGTTATTTAGTCGAAGAAGGTGTGATTGCACGTGTTGCTCATGGCCGCTATGATCTGATCGATACCGTCAGTCGCTACATTACTTTTTTGAAAATGTCCTTTGAAGGCATTGATGAGAACAAGGTGATGGAGTCTTTAGATTATGAGAAACGGCTGCATGAAAAGGCGAACCGGGAGAAGGCAGAAATTGAGTTGGCGCATCTAAAACGAGAAATGCATAAGGCGGATGAGGTAGAGAAAATTCAAAATCATATGGTCATGGCGTTTCGTTCAAAGATGTTGTCGCTGCCCTCAAAATCAGGGTTACTTTTAGCGAGTAAGGATGACCCGAAGATGATTGAAGCATTACTGGAAAGAGATATTCATGAAGCATTAGCAGAGCTTGCTGAGTATGATGCGGCACATTATTTCACAGAAGATAAAGTTGAATTAGAATTGGAAGGTGATGAAGTTGGTCCAAAAACAGACAATGAGTCTATATAAAGGAATTGCTAGCTTAGTAGTACCTCCTCCAAAGCTTACGGTATCGCAGTGGGCGGATAAGCATCGTGTATTATCCAAGGAATCGTCAGCTGAGCATGGGCGATGGAATACGGAGCGTGCGCCATATCAAAGAGAGATTATGGAAGCAGTCAATGATCTTGAAGTTCATCTTAATGTCGAAAAAATTAAAAAAAGTGGTCTTATGAAAAATAATCTGTTTTTAATAGTTATATAACATTCATTGGATAAGTCTCTTAGTTTCGGTATGTCATTTTTGTGAAACTGAAAATGGAGATTTAATATAGAAATCATGTGATAAATCTTGTATAAATAAAAGAGTTTAGAATTTCGGATACACCTTATGATTAGTTGTATCTATATGACAACATGATAAGGGGGCATCTTAAATGGCAATAAATAATGGGAATACAGATTTTGGTTTAAGAGTCTCAAAAACAGGAATCAAAAGTTTAAGAATTTCTTGGAATAAAAGGGGTGGTATAGGTTACAATGGATCAATTCAAGTACAGCGGCCTGGAGATGGAAAAATCATTTTCACAAAAAATTATAGCCAATCAACTTCAAGAGACTCTTTTACGGTAGAAACGCCTTTTTTCGGAGAGTACAAAGTTCATATAAAGTCAAATAACGGTTATACGTATGATATAGCTTATACAAAAGTGCATTTATCAAGAACAACATCTACAACATATACGTTTACATCGCGTGATGTATTGAATTGGAAGGTAGGTGCAATATTTACAATAGGAACTTTTGCCGCACTGGGCTTAGTAAGTTTTGTAGCTGTAAGTGTTATATCTACAGTAATTACAGTTGGTGCATCAATTAGAGAGGTTTGGGTATATGATACTCAATACGAACCATTTCCAACCCCTAGGGCTGGCGATAATATAACTACTAAAATTGAACCAGTAGCTGAGGGAGTGAAGACAACAATGTCGTACAAAGCTAAAAATGGTGCGGTATATCCTGACAAGGTTGTAATAGCAAAATACTTGTCATATCCTCGATAAAAATCCAAAGCACATGTCTATTCATGTGCTTTGGATTTTTTTATATATTTATAAAGCTGATAAAAAAACATTATGTAACTAAAGAGCAAAATAAAAATAATCCCTAAATTTAGAATGTCAAAATTGATAAATAAAATATCTTTTATATTAAATACAAGACTGTTAATTAGCAAAAATAGAGCGAAACTTGCAATTAATTCAATAAGTTGTTTTTTTCGTTTGAAAAAGAGAGGTAATAGCAATTTTAATGAAAGGATAACTGCCAAAATAGTTAAATAGTGCGACATACCAGTATCGAATTCTACAAATATTCTATTAATACCCGTATCTATTTCCATTTCATCACCTTGTGTTCTAAATGTTTTAAGACTCAATTCATGAAGGGCTACCTTTAATTATTATAAAAGGGTGTTTTAATTTCGTACAGTCAAAAAGGAAAATTGAAAGTAGGTTATTATTTGGGGATATTGTGAAATAAATCAGTTTTTTACTCCACTTAAAGTAACAACCTATTTGGTGATTCGCTTTTAAAATCGTTAAATTAGACAAAAAGATGAAAAGTAAAAGGGGTATCGATTATAAAATAAGGTGGAATTTTCAATGAAGAATAACCGTAAACTTGATAAATTGGTAGAGGAATATTTGAAACTATATCCATATATAAATAAAGTAAAAGATGGAACTTTAACGAAAAATCAAAAAATTGTAATATGTATAGATGAATTATTAAACATAATGCCTGAAAAAGAAGTCTACTTCATAAAGCATAGATATTTTAAGGAATGGACTATAGTAAAGATTGCTAGAAAGATGAATTATAGCCCACAAATGATATATGTCATTCGTAAAAATGCATTAAAAAAGATTTATCACGGTATCAGCCACATACTATACGATTCAGAATAAGATTTATATGTAGTTAAAATAATACTATTCAACTCTTGCCAGTGGAAACGTATGGGCTAAGGAGGATTTGATATAACTATGTTATAGTTAACCAACTGGTGTGTCGGAAATTGATATAATGCAATAAACGGGTACAGACGAATAATTCTGAAACAAACAATATATATTTTTAGGGAGATTAGTTAGTGAAGTCTATTTATACAAAAGTATTTCAAATAATTATGGATGTTTGGTGTTATGATATTAAAAGTGATTATAATCATCATTTTTTACTTAAAGAAGATACATTAAAAAACGCAATGTACTATCATATTCGAAATCGACTAGGTGATACATTCATAAAAGACAACAACTTAGCAATTTTTACAGAATATTATATCGATACGAATCAAAAAATCGATTTAGTAGTAGTGAAAATAGATGTAGATAAAGCAAAAAATGATCATTTAGGTGATTGTGTAGAGGAAATATTAGCAATTGTAGAAATGAAGTATAAAGGACTGAATGTTTCAGAAAAACATTTTATCAATGATGTTGAAAAAGTATTAGTATTCACTAATCAGTTTAACTCAGAGGCAACGAAGTTCTTTCTAGCATTTATTAGGGAAAAATATTTCCTTGCTGATGAAGTTACTAATTTTTTATCATTTTATGAAGGTTATCCAAGTGGTAGAATAGTAGAACTTTTATCGTATGGATCTGTTGAGGAAGATGATATGGTTTGGAAAGTATTTGAATCTTGATGAAAGCCAGTATCTTAAATCATTTTTTAGATTGATTCATTCTAATATAATGCGCTGAAAAACAGTTGTACCTTCTGGTGTCGTTGATACCAATACATTCAAAATAACTGGTAAAGCATCGGATGACGATGCGAATGCGACAGTAAAGGTGACAAGCCGTATTAATACAGGTGAGCCAGTGGAGATTTACAGTGGTGCGGGTGGTCCTTGGGAGTTTGAAGTAGGACTTGCACAATTAGTAGTCGGAGAAAATACGATTGTTCTTGAGGTCGTAGATAATTACGGGGCCAAGACAAGTAAAACCATTAAACTAAATAAAAAAGAAGTGAAAACGCCTATTTTACAATCCGTTGCTCGATACCAAATCGAGCCGCCAAACGGATCTGCAAAGGGCGTTTTATTGTTTATTCAACGTGATAGGGAGCTCAATATAAAGGTGGAACTATCTATGACAGCAAAGGGTTAAGAAGAACAATACACAGTGTTAACACCAGTAAATACAGCACCCATCACAGCCAAACAAGGTGTCGTGGAGGACACTTTTGAGCATAAAGGAATGGAAGCTAAACAACAAATTGTGTTAAAAATTACGCCAATACGTACGGACTTGGCATCTCATCACAAAATACATCTGATAACAGGGGCGGTGGACTAATGGCATTTCAATATAAAGTACGTAATCCAGATGGTACGATGGGTAAAATGAGAAAGTTTGGTGATGAGGACACAGCTGAAGAAAAGGCTGCACGTTTAGAAAAAGAAAACCAACTACTATTGAGCAGTATGAGGGAGATGTCAACGTATATAGCGAACCAAGAGCAACGTTTAGCAGAGCAGGAAAGGGCGATTATGGAGCTTTCCACGTTAATTGCAAAGGAATCAGAAGGAGGCGAACCAAGTGTTTAATGAACATAGTGGTCTTGTAATCATCTGGTATAACTATGTGCTAGCAAGACCCGAAAAGCGGAATCAAGTGCCAAATCTATCGAATCTGCGCCAAGTGGTTTATTGGAAATTAGATAATGATATTACTAATTCTAAGTAATTAGGAGATTTGGATTAGTTTCAATGTCTGAAATTAAAATCTATTAGAAATAGCTCAAATCACAATAATCCTTAATATGATATAATTAGTAAAAATTGAAAGGTTTGATTCCAATAAGTTCTTCAAAAGATTTTTATACTTCAATGGGATGGACAGAACAAGCAAGACAAAAACATCCAACTTTAAAACAAGGATTTACATTTACAGTTGAAAGAGCTAGTAAAAAAGTGGATAAAGGATTTTGGGAAATAGTAGAAAATAAGAGTGTCCCTTATTATAAATGTAGGAGAATACTAAAAAACGGGTCTTACGCTACGTGGTCGACTAGTAATGAAAGGATATTGTCGGAAAGCTTAATATATGCGAACTTGGATAAGAATACTCCCTTTATAATTTGACAGTGTAACACTTTTATTAATTGCTATGAGGGCTGTTTCTCATTGCGTTTTATTTTTAACGAATAGGGTAAAGGGTGATAGTATGGATGTAGCTGCAGTAAATGAAATTGCTACAAGCCAAGCCGTATGGGCAATAGCTTGTTTAATTATTGCATTTGGGGCATTTCGTTATTTAATTAGTAAAAATGATAAGTTAATGAACAGAGCGGAAGAACGTGAAAACAAATTAATGGATCATTTGGAACGGTCTAATGATTCGCAAGAAAGAACCGCAATTGCGCTCGAAGGAATAAATCGGTCGTTGAATGTTTTGGAAGGTCGTGTGGATCGTATCGAAAAACACACACTCAAAAATAAAAATACAGAAAGGGAAGCTGAATAATGGATCTAACGAACATTTTTACACTTGCAGCGATAATGGTTGCAATTGTTTTAGCTGTTTCAGAGGTACTAAAAAAGACATTCAAAATTAATACACAATACATGCCAATCACTTCCGTTGTGATTGGTATTTTTATTGGTCTAGTTTGTTGGCCGTTATCAGAGTATCCAGTGTACATCATGTTAATTGCTGGTTTTGTTGCAGGATTAACAGCTTCTGGAACATTTGATTTATTGAAAGTATCCAAAAAGGTTGGTGGATAGAATGACTAGTGTCACAACTACATGTCGAGATTTAACTGAACTATTACCAGTGGCGCAAACGGCCTGCAGATTGCTCTTTCAAGAGTGCTATAAAGCAGGTATTCAAAATATCTTCGTTACAGAAACATATAGAAGTCAAGCACGGCAAAATTATCTATATGCACAAGGCAGAACAAGACCCGGGAAAATTGTAACTTGGACGCTGAAGAGTAATCATACTTCTCGATTAGCATGGGACATTGCCATAGCTCCCCCTAAATCCTTATATGACGTAGATACATTAACAAAAGTCGGGGCAATAGCTCGTAAGTTAGGTATTACGTGGGGTGGTGATTGGGAACGCAGAATTGACCGTCCACACTTTGAAGTGAAACGAAATTGGAGAATGCCTAAAGGGTACAAATTAGAAAGTCAAGTAATTGTACCAAGTAACAGTAAAATGAAAGTCCAATTAATTGTGAAAGATAAGAAGGAGGAAATTAAAATGGGTAAATCATTATTAGCCGATACAGGACGTACAGAAATTCGTTTATTATTAAAGAAAGCGCGAAATAAAACATATAAAGTAGAAGACAATTACAAACCTATCATTGATCCTAAGATTCATACTGATGTTAAAATTGACACTTACAATGATGGGCAGTTGTTAAGTTATCAAGCTGCTGTTATCAACCGTTTCTTTGATTTGCCCTCTAAAAGTTAGACAAGATATTTCATCAGGCAAATAGCGAAAAAATGAGTTCGGTAATGTACCGGACTAATTTTGTATTTTGTCTTCTTCAGTGTAGTATTAAAGATTTCTATAGAATTTATTCGATCCATTAAAATAGCATATTTTTAATTTCTTTTAAGTGGAGAAAATAGGAATTGAACATTTGGGCGAAATTCCTAATGAGTGTTCTCCTAAACTATAACTTCGAGAGATATGCTTTGTATAATCCAATTCATAGACAATATTTTAGCGTATGGAACTTAACGCAAAATCTTATGGATAATAATTGTTAAGAACGGATTTATTAATCTATTCATCATTTGTAGATGCAACTTCAAAGTATCCATTTTCAATTGCTTTATCTATATTAATCCCTGTACTTTTATAAAAATTATAATCATTTTCTTCCATTTCATCCCAATGGCTTATGTTAGGATATATTTTTGAAAAGTATTTATCAAAGTCTGTAAACATTAATACATCTTGTACAAACAGTAAAAAACTCATTTCATCATTTCCATAATAATTTTGGTAATTTGAAATGAAATCTGTATTTATTAGTAAATCAAAATCTTCGATATTGGATATCTTAAATAACTTCAAAACATTTATTATCTCATCTATTTCTTTCTCATCATTGCTTAAATTTAATTTATCTTTAATTTTAGAGTTGAAATACTTTTCTAAAGTAACAGGATTTATTTCTGTTTTACTACCTGGTGTAATATGTATATGCTGTGAATAATGCTCGATGTCATTTACAATTTTATCAAATTCTCTATCTGCTAATTCTAGATTGGCAGCTAATAAATGAAATCTACGTTTTAGTTCTAGAGTTTCTGGTAGTTTTTCTTTTAATTTATAGCTTCTATCATGTTCAATTTCTGCCCATGCATGCTGTAGTATAGTTCGCACTTGAATTTCGAATGGAAAGTTTTGATATTTATTGTATTCGGGTAACCCTGATCTTTCGTTATTTAATTTTGCAACGTAGTGCACTGATCGATATCCGAATTGATCGTCTTTGAGTTCTTTTGTCTTATCAACAGAATGTTCTTCTATGATATTAAACTCATTATTAATAACCTCACATACTTTTTTTACTTCTGATTCTACATAGGTGATTACTCTAATCCCTGAGAAATCAAATATCTCATCTTTAGGATTTTCATAACCTTTCTTCTCAATCTTGTCTTTAAAACTTTTCACATCTTTACACCTAGAGGTTATTTCATAATAAGTAATTCCCTCTTCATCAAGTATTTCTTTAAGTAATAATTCCATTTTTAAAGAAAATCTTTTATACTTTTTTCTTTCCTCTTGGAACCATGCTACTGCATCGTCAATTCTTTTTGTCTTTAAATCTGCCATTTTACTGTGTGCCCCTTTACTTTATCTACAAATTAACACTGTTACTAATATTTTATTAGTAAATAGCTGGAAAGTACATACAAAAATTATTTTAAAAAAAACGGAGGAATTCTCTTGTAGTAGAAGAGTGCAGGGATGAAAGAGGAACTTGTAAAAGCTATACAACGAAATTAATAGTTATCATGAGTATGTATCAAAAATTGTTGACATTTGAGTTTTATTAGAAAGTATATTTATGAGGAAATTTTAATAAATAAAAGTTAATTTAGATTTCTTTTTACGACAAAAAAAAGCAACCAAAGCAACAAAAAAGCAACCAAAAATCTGAATGCAGGTGAATATCGGTGAAATCGAAACATTATACAAGTGTGAAAAACCTTGCTATAATGGGCTTTGTGATTACATATGAAAGAGGGTAAAAGCATGAACGCTTACGACGAATGTATGCGTTCATGCTTTTTCTATGTCTTGATATATCAACGTTTGTAGGGGTTTTTTGAATTTGGTTTTTTGGAAAAAGTCACGGAAAGTAAACATTTATCCTATGTTTTTACATGGGGATAAAATAGTATATTGCTTTTTTTAATGATGAATTTTACCATTTGATGTATAATTAAAATTAGTAAAATCTAACTAGTAAGTGATATCAAAAAATTCAATTTTAATACGATTTAAGGAGGAAGCATATGGTACAGGGATTAATCGGAGGTATGACTAATTACAATAATCAATCACTCAATGATATTGTAGGTGATATAAATGATTGGATTGGTTATAGTTTAGAAACTAAAAATTTTTTGGAAGATAATATGGAATTTTTAAAGAAGAATGATTATTGGAATAATATTCCTTTTAACTTTCAAATGACTTTATATTCTAGTATTAGGTGCCAAAATACTTTTATCAGTGATATGCAATTAGTTTTAAAAGCTATAGATACCAATCATTTGACTAAGAGAGAGGTAGAACTAATAAAAAATATCGGCAATATTGCTATAGAATATAATCGAGAATATGGTCAAACGTATAAAGAAGATTCGAGATGGAAAAATTACGGAGACGAAAACTTTCGAGTTGCTGAACAACTATATGCAAAAGGAAGAGACTATTTTGTTACAATGCAAGACGCAAGTAATCTTTCCGCTAGGTTAAATAACTATATTAATACCATTCCTCCAATTGTTAATCAGAGTATTCACCAAACAGTTAATGGAGCAGGAAATATTGTAACAGGCGTAAATAACGGTAGTATAGAGCAAGTTCAGATAAATAACTCACAATTTGCTAGTGAAATAAATTCCGTTTTAGAACAATTAAAAAAACTTGAAGATATTGATCCAATACACAAATTATATATTGAAGATGTTTTAAATGAATCTAAAGAAGCAGTAGAAAAGGGGGATCAAGAAGCACAATCTAAGACTAAAACTAAAATGAAGAGTTTTTTAGAAAGTGCTGGTAGTAAAGCACTTAGTTACGTAAATTTGTTGAGTGCCTATTCTAGTATCGCTTCATATTTCCAATTTTAAAACTTCTATTGTAAATAAGCATTTAATAATTGGAGATACTATATTTTATAGTATCTCCTTTACATCATTTCCCCAACAACTCCGTAAACTTATCATGCATCTTCTCAGTAGCAGCCACCCTCATCCCAGAAGTAACATGCAAATAAATCTTCGTAGTGGTATCAGAATTTTTATGGCCAACCCGATTCATAATAAAATTCAAATCCACACCTGCCTCTGCTAACAGACTAATATGTGTATGGCGGAGGATGTAGGTGCGGAATTGTTTGTTGAGGTCGGTGAGGGCGCCGATGCGTCGGACGGTTTGGTTGAGCATTTTGACGGTAGGGGGGATGCCTTCCTTGTCGCCGAATACAAAGTCGGACATAGTCCATTCCCGATACTCGCGCCATTGGTAGAGCTGCTTTAATTTTTCCACTACAATATCATCAATATCGACGGAGCGGACGCTGCCGGCTGTTTTTGGGGGAGTGAGTTCGAAGTCGCCTCGTAAACTTTTCTTTGCATACACTGTTTTGTTGATGTGTATGACCTTCTTCTCCAAATCTACATCCTCATATTTTAATGCTACAGCTTCGCCTGGTCGCATTCCTGTAAAAGCGATTGCGTAGATCAGCGTGCGATATATAATATTACGATGTTTGTCCACGAAACTTAAAAATTCCTTCAGTTCATTTGTTTCTAAATAAAGTTTTGCTGTATCCTCACTGCTAGCTTCCTCTAACGTCATTTTCTTCTTCGGCACAAAAGTAGCTTCCACAGGATTCATCTCAATCAATCCAGACTCTTTGGCATAGGCAAATAACATTTTGGCTGTATTATGAGTGCCTCGTAACGTATTATAGGTTGTCCCATTAGCAAATAAATGATTGAGCAAACCTTGTAATTCGATAGAAGTGATTGCGGTCATTTTCTTTTTGGCCAAGTATCGATTGAGTAGGGTGATGCAGTAGGCACGCTGTTCGTTGGTTGTTTCCTTATTGCCTTTCATACGGTAAAGCTTTAACCAATCTTGGCTGAATTCTTCAAACGTTATCTTAGCATCGAAGTAATATGCTTTGTTTAATTCAGCTATAGCTTTTTCAACTCTTTCTCGTGCTTCCGTTTTACTTTTACCACGACGTGTAATTTGACGGCGTTTGCCAGTGGCAGGGTTACGAGGGCCTTCACCAGTGCACCGCCAAGTTGTTTTATTAATTTGAACGTAATGCATAGCTGTCACCACCTTTATGAAAGTACTTCCCAAATTATTTTTAGTTTCTCGACGTCTCTCTCATTACAGTAGGGAAGAGACTTGTACCATTGCTGTAATGAGGGATTTTGGGGAAATGGTTCTTTTAATGCAGGATTATAAGTAGGGTCATCGGACAATCCTGCAACCTCAATTAGGTTTATGTAATCATATTGATAGGCTGTGGCGATGCGTTGCAATGTTTCAGGCGTAGGTTTGATCGCATTGCCAGTTCGACGATCGATTCCTCTTTCAAGCATAGCCAAGTAAGAAAACGTAATATCCATACGTTTTGCTGCATCACGTAAAGATTCATCACCACGTAGTTCCTTTAATAACTCACCTAAACTCAAAATCGTTCACCTTCATTTCCTTAGTTTTGAATGCATATACCATTCTGTTTTCAACTATAAAATAAAGTTATCTGTCTCACTATTCCAATTCAGCATAAGTAACTTTTTACTGCGATACTGCTCCAATCGTTTGAATGCAAATTCATATTCAACATTAAATAGCCGTTGTACATTTTCGACAGTCAGTTCACTAGGCTCTAGTTCATCCAACATAAAAGAGGGGACACAGGCATGGTACATAAAGTTCTTTGCTTTATATTCTTGATATTCACGGAAGAGGCGATACATAAAGAATTGATCCCCTGTATGTAATAAGACGTGCGCTAATTCATGGCAAAAATCCTGCCATCTTTGCTGCTGGGTAAGTGATTCATCTAAGAATATGTAGGGTAGGTCGTTCGCATATAACGCTTGACTAGTTTCTGACCAATAAAAAACTTTAATACCTAAATTTTTTGCAATTTCTCTAAAATCCAAAAGGGGAGGAGTGGTGATTTTCATTTTAAAGTAGAATTCTTTAATGAAATCTTCTAAATGACTATAGTACATTTAACCACCTCGAACAGAACGTGTGTTCTATTTATTGTACTATAAAACCCTACTTATTGAAAGTAGGGTTTAAATTTATAAAGGTAAGAAGGCCGTTGCATCAACTTGATATTCTTGGATATTTTTATTCTGGTCTAGCTTAACAAGTTCTTTGATATCGATGCTTTCAGAAGTAATTCCTATAAAGGTCTGGGACTCACCATTAATAGTTTTTAAGACTTTAAAGAGTTGAGTAATATCTTCTTGAACAATATTATGTTGACCAGGTTCATCAAAGAGAATTAAACCAAAATGGTTACCATTTAATTCATTCGATGTTTGTAAAAGAGCTATAGTAAACGACCAAATTCCGCGTATATAATCACTAGCTGATGAATCAAATTTCAAATCAAAGCCGTCAACTGCGGGTAAAAAAGTTTCATCAGAAATGGAAATACTGTCGATATTTGTGATACTTTTAAAATTAAAATTTTTCAGATTCTTGATGAAATTAGTTTTTAGCGTATATAGTTTTAATTTATCATTTTCGGATAGTTTACCAGCAGGTAGATTTTTTTTGTCTTCGCGATTTTTTTTCCACTCTTTTGATAGAGTAGTGAACTTTGTTCTAATGGTAATAGATTTTTCGAGAATTTGTTTGTATCTTTCTATGTCATTAAATAATTTAACTCTTTTATAGACAGATTCCTCTGAATAACTACCGTCTAATGAGAATATGTCATTTTTCAATATTCTAGCCAAATTTTCAAGCTTCATTTTGGCTTTTTTAACTTGATTAATTTGTAATTCAATTTCTTGTATATTTTTCTCTATTTGAGAGAGAGAATGAGAAAATACATTTTTTTGAGCTTTTAAATGAGAAATATTTTCCTCAATAGCCATTACTAGATTTGAATTTTGAACAGTTAAAACACTGTCAACAATTGTCTGTTTACATGTTGGACAAATACCCTTAAACATATCAAGGTTATGAGCAGACCCTATTTTCTGTAACTTTAGGGCATCGGTGTTATTGTTTATATCTGTTTCTATAATTGATAATCTTTTTGTTAGATTTTTCGATTCCATAAATTCCATATTTAGTATTTTTTGAGCATCTAAAATATTATTTTCTAAAACTTGAATATTGGATAAAGTATCATTAAGTTTAACTTGTAAATTTTCAATATGTTGAGTATTATTTTTTGTGATTTTTTCAGTATTTACATACTGGTTTTCTAAATATGTAATATAATCTTCTAAAGTAAATGTATTATTGGAATCTTCAATTATGAAATCAATAGAACTATCAGGTTTCAAAATTTCTATAATATTCGTTATACCTTGTAGTCTTATATTGAATCGATTTAATTCATTAGTAGTTTCACGGTAAAATGAGCTCCATCTAGATTTTAAAGATTTTTCATCATCTAATATCCTTTTTCTTTCTTTTTCATTCTCCAATGAGTCCATATTTAATATAAACTCGATTACTCTTTTTTTAGCTTCTAAAATACCGAAATGAGGCATTGCAGAAAAGAAATCTGCCCAACCTCTTTTCTGTTCAATAAGCATACCCGAAAAAATTAATTGTAAATAAAGTTTACTTTCACTATCGGATCTATTAGGTACTTTTGGAAGTCTGATATTTAAAAATTTTTCTAAATATGAAAAGTAACCTAACTGATTAGATGCTGAATTAGGACCGTGTATATAATAATCTGTTGAAGTAGTATTAGGATCATTAATTGAATCATAATTAGAATTATACACAGTAGCTAAAGCATCCGAACGGACCTCATGAAGAGCGCTCCTTAAAATGGTATTAGTTTCTAAACCGTTATTTATTTCAAGGTAAATTTTTGATTCTAAAACTTTTAATAAATTTGGACCACTTTTGATTTCTTTTTTAAATACAGGTGATAATATTACTTGACCTTTGCCTCCAATTATCTCTTCCATGCCGAGTCCATAGAATATAGCAGATAAAATAGAACTTTTACCAACAGTGTTACCCCGACTCCAAATTAATTGTACTTTTTCATTAAAAGATTCATCAAAACCATATAATCCTGAATTAGTTTGAATTTCGATTCGTATTCTCTGAATATTAAGCATTAAACTACCCCTTAAATTAGTTGATTACTTATTTGTTTAATTTTTACTTCTGATAATTTACTACCTAATTTTTTTAAAAAAGCTTTTTCTTTTATTAAAAGTCCTGAGTCAGAAATAATTGCGTCTACAAAGGAATTCCCTTTGTCTGTTAACATAAATTGATTAGAATCGTTTAAATAAATTAATTTTTCAGCAAGTAAATATTCAACAGTAGTATTTACCGTTGGATCATATCTTAAAGTAATACGAGATAAATCATTTTTGTTAATATATTCAATTAATTTGTTACTCTCATCTTCATTAAACATCACCGTAATAATTAAATGGAGCTTAGTTAGGGAACAAGAACTATTTTTTCTACAAGTTAATTTTAAAAGTAAACAAGTAATAGAAGCCCGATAACTAAGGCGATAGAAGTAAGGTACTGACTCAGGTCTTGAAGTGAATCGAATTTTTTTTATTTCTAGTTCTTCATTCATTTAAATCACCTATAAATTCAAGTGGGCAATCAGCTAACCATTCTGCAGTAGTACTATGTGTTAAACTCATAATTGTGTTAGGACTGAGCCCTGAAAAGTTAGTTTCCAGTTGTTTAGTGAACTCCTTTTGTAATTCAATAAATATTTTATTATTTAATGTACTATCTGGATTCATCATTGACTTTGTTTCCACCTCAAATTTGTATAAGTTTTTTAATTCTAATATGTTTGCTCTTAATTCAGGGAAGTTTGTACCAATGTCATCCATGAACTCTAAACCTTGAGCGTATAAGGTCATATAATTATTAATCAATTTATCCCATAAAGAATCATTATTTATTAACATAGGATTTATAGCTAAAGTTTTCCTTTTCACATTGTCTACCTTTTCTGATTCGAGGTCTCTCCAGTTAGCGTTATATGAAGTTAACAAAGGTAAATCTAATTTTTTTCCTAAAGCCTTAGAATTAAATAGATCTACTATTTCATCTATAAAATCATCAGCAACCTTTATTAGACATTTGAAGTTATCTGAAATATAAGTGTATGATGAAGGGTCATTTTTTTTAGTTTCGGAAACTAATTTTTCTTTATCACATAAATGTTGTAGTATTCTTTTATCCTTATATTCAGGAACAATAAAAATCCATTTATCAACTAATGAAACCCCAATTTCAGCTAATCTATCTTTATTTGCAATTAATTTATTAATATCCTTAGTGACTTTATCTCTTTGATGATTGTATAGATCATCTTTAGATAGGTTTCTGTCATCTGGACAATAGCATTGTATTACTATTCCATTTTGGGTGAAACCCTCTATACCACAGTCTCCTTTATGACCTGCAGGAACTTCCATAAAGTCGTGTTCTTTATATGTAGATCTACAACAAGCTATAATTAACTCTTCCCATTTGTCCCCACTTAAATAATCCTTTATAATATCTAAAATCATATTTACCTCTTAAATTCTATTTTTATATATTCTTCATTACTAGGAACTTTTCTTAAAAAATTTGTATCAATTATAAAATTTTCGTTGCTATTGATATATTTTACTAAAGCCATATTAAAGGGATAATAATCTTCCACAATAGTAATTTCTTTGTCCTGTAAGAAATAAATTTCATTTTCAGAAAGTTGTAGTATCATATTATCCCTCCTCTAGGTTTATAATGATTTATAATATCAAAGCTATAAAAAAGTATCATTATAAAATTTGAGGTCAGATTTTGACTTTGTTTCATAAGTACAAATTATTAGCGACTTTACACCGAAAATTATCATCGTTCACAAGCCCAACCGTCTTTATCGCGATCATGCTTAGGTGCATAGGCAGGGTGGTCGGAAGGTACGCCACTTGGATAGACTTTTCTTAGCTCTGTGCAATTCTGGTAGTACTCTCTTTGAGGAGCACTTGGGATAGTAACTGTATTTACTGTTTCTTCTTGAGTGTTACTACTAGATTCAGTTTCTGATATTCCTGTATTAGAATTTGACTCTGTTGAGTTATTTGATTCTTGGTCTGGCGTATTATTTACTACAGGTTCTTCTTTAACTTCCTCCTGCTCAACTTGTGGGATAGGTTCTGGCTCCGGCTCTTTTTCTGGTGTTGAAGTAGGGGAGTCAGTTGTATCGTTAACAGGCGTTGCATCTTCTTCTGTTTGTTCTTCATTCACAACGGCTTCTGACTCACTTTTTGACGTTTCAGCACTGTCTTTTTCTGTGTCCTTTGAAAGTGTTAATGCACAACCAGAAATAGAGAATATAAACCCAAGAGTAATGATTGTTGGTATTAATTTTGATTTTGCATTAAGTTGTTTGTTAATTTTATATTCATGAATTCCCCACCAAATTAACACCACACCTAATATAAATAAAGGGTAAGTGATTAATATGGATAGTGCGATAATTACAACTATAATAGATAAGCAACCTTTCATTTCAGTTCCTCCACGAGTCTAAATCCTTTAGTTTTAAGGTATTTCATATTATGTTCAAATGTTTCAATGGTGTCAGAGCAATCTATGTTTTCAAAATCTAAGAGTTCTAGATTTTCTCTATTTATTCGTGTTGAAAGTATGCAACCTTTCATTGGAGGTAAGTCTGCTTGACCATAATCGTAAACATGAATAAGTACGTTTTCGATTGGGAGGATAGCAAGTACCTCTCTAGCAATCCGAATAACACAACTGCAAACGTAGTCTTGATAAAGCGCTAAATAAATTGTTTTGCCCATTTTTTTACGAGAAAGTTTATTTGTTGAAGTTAATGATAATGTATCAGTTGGAACAACCTCTTCATTTCCAACAGTTAAACTTACTACCAGTTCATTGTTAATGACTTTGAAGTTTAATTGACTTCCAAAACTTTCGATATCGTCAAAAGGTGCATATTCTGTTAATGCCATTATCCAAGCATTACTATCCCCACTTAAAATTAGGGGAGCAGCATCTTTTAGTCTTTGCTTTTTTTGATAGATTTCATGATCTAGTTGTTTGGCTTCAGGTAATTTTTCTTCAATAATCATTTTTTTAGCAGTAGTTCGATTGAAAAGTTTGTCACGAAATGTTGGTTTATAGTTTGCGATTTCTTCCAAAACAGAAGATACATTTGGACCTTCTTTCAACAAATAAGTAATATCTTCTTCAGCAACCCGATGCCAATTCACGTCATTTTCAGTTTCCAAATGGACAGAAATTAACATGTTTATGTACGCATTATAATTTTCGACTTCCTGTATGTTATGCTCCAAGTCGGGTTGTACTGTCGTATTCATCGTTTCATACGCGATCCGTTGCGGTCGTTTATTTCTATTGCTAATCTGTTTAGAGTAGGAAATACCAGTGCCAGGGATTGAACTTGAAAATGTTGTTCTTTTATTTCCAAAGGTTGTCCTTGCATATTTATTACCGACAGTAACACTAGTACCTCTCTTGCCAATGTTTAATTTAACTCCTGGGGCAATCTTTACGCTTTTCCTATAACGAAATCCCATTTTATGTATACCTCCTTGAATATAAGTACATTTGACTTGCGTAAATATAACTAATATTTTGGTAAAAAATTTTAATTGATGCGTATTGAGGTTATTTTAAAGGACATGCAACTGAGCATGTCCTTATTTGATTTCACCGCTATCCTTCAAAATCTCCCACATTTTTCGTAGCCTTTGTAAATCTTCCTCACGATTCTTAGGTAAATCCTTATACCATTTTTGTAGGGAAGGATCGTTAGCGAATGCTTGGAATTCAGCTTCGTCATTTATGGATTGAGTATGAGGGTTTTTAACGTCACTTTCACATAAAATATATGCGACACTAACGCCATATTTTTCAGCTAATTTTTGTAGGCTACTTATTGAAATTTCATTGCGACCTTGTTCGTAATAACCATAGGCACTCTCAGAAATATTCAAGAATTTAGCAATATCAGCTTGTGTTAATTTGAATTCTTTTCTTAATTCCTTAAGTCTTTGTGGGACATTAGGCATGGTTACACCTCTTTCGCATATGTAAGTACATTATACAACTAATAGTTGGGTAATTAGGTAAATAAAAAACAAATACAACAAAAAATCCGATTTATTGTTGACTCACAACATTTTGTTGTGTAAAATAAAAACAACAAAATGTTGGGGAGGTGATGATTTGAGCCATTCTACTTGTCGACATAGGTTAGTAGTTCTTCGTAAAGAAAAAGGTTGGTTACAAAAAGATGTTGTTGCGAATTTGCTAAAAGAATACAACATATCAATCACTGAAAGTTACTACGGAATGATCGAGCGGGGAGTTAGAACTCCCTCATTAAAAGTTGCTTTAGCGATTGCAGCATTATTTAATGTTGAACCAATTGATATTTTTTTAAACGTTAAAACAACATTTTGTTGTATTTAGGTAAGTAAGAAAACAACTTAACGTGGAACTTTTCAAGATTGGTAAGTAATGTCATTGGATGTAATTTATCATTTTCAATCTACTACTAGCTTAGCAGATTGGAAGACTTCAAAAATAGGAGGTTATATATGAATCCATTACAAGTAATCGTAAATGACAATCAGCGTGTGTTAACAACAAATCAATTGGCTGAGAGTTATGAAACAGATGTAAAAGTCATTTCGAATAATTTCACTCGTAACAAAGATCGGTATATAGAAGGCAAACACTTTATTCATCTTTCGGGTGAGGACTTAAAACAATTTAAAGCCATTCATCAAAATGATGAAAGCCTTAAATTTGCTTCTTCGTTATACCTTTGGACAGAAAAAGGTGCATGGTTACACGCAAAATCTCTTAACACCGATAGAGCGTGGGATGCCTATGAAAAACTAGTGGACGAGTATTACAACATGAAAGAAAAGATTGTGCCGTTATCAAAAGACCAAGCGCTTGTCACAGTTCTTCGTACTACTGCAGATTTGGTTGAAGATACGCAGGAGATTAAAAAAGAACAACACGAAATCCGTAAAGAACTGTCACTTATCAACGAAAAGGTTGAAGAGCAAATCACCTTAACGTCAGGTGAACAACGTGCTGTACAAAAGGCTGTAGCGACAAAGGTGTATGAATTTGAACTAAATCCTTCAGTTCGTCCTAAACTTTTCCGCGAATTGTATCGTGAAATTAAAGATCGGTTTGCAGTAGCTAGTTACAAAGATATTCGTCGTCAAGATTTACAACTAGTACTGGGTTATATCAATTCTTGGATTCCTCGAAAAGTTACTTTGGAAGAGGCTGCTAGTCAAAGCAGCCTATAGATTGGAGGGCAGGTAATGTTTAGCGAGGAGTTTAAAGCGGAGATAAAAGAGGAATTTCGCCAGTTGTTTCGACAGGAGTTGGAGAAGGCATTTACACCAAAGCCATTAATTCGTGAGTTACCGATTTTGTTAACTCGTAATCAGTTGATGGAGGTATTCCATATAAAAAGTACAAAAGCGTCAGCGTTATTGAGGCGCGAAGATTTCCCGAAGTTTTATGAAGCGGGGCGAGTACTAATTCCATCAAAAGCATTGTTGCAATGGATTGATGAGCATACCGAATGGGTTCAAACACATACGAAGTATTTTCAATCCGTTGGTTAATGTTTCATATAAAAATTTTAAAACACAACAACGTAATATTGTATTCCGGTTTGGAATGTGAAAGGTGGTGAGACGATGAAAATTGGCGCCATTTTGCAAGCCTGTCGTGAACGCGCAGGGTTGTCACAAGAAGAACTGGCATTTCGAATGAATCGATCGCAGTCCTGTATCTCAAAATTTGAAAATAGCGTAAAGATTCCTGATGCCATCACCTTTATGGAATGGTTTAAGCAAACAAATACGCAAGAGGTCGCTGTCGCATTTTTAATGGGGATGGACGGGCTTACGATTTTACAAACATTGCTACCGATGGTTGGTGGGTTTGTATGTTGGATTATGTATTTGGTTTAGAGATCATTAGAAAGTGGGTGAGATGTGAAATGAATATTGCACCGTTTAAGTACAAGATGCCGGTGGTCCGTCTTGAAACGGAAGAGTTTGAAGAACGTTTCAGCGAGTATGACATTATCAGTCAATTCAATGGCATCATTCTGACGCTCGTTGCGGTTGAAAATGACGTGCGGTATATATCGTATGTCACAGCATCTTATGCAGAAATTTTACGAAAACAAAAGGAGGAGAGGGTTTGAATTTATTGATTGAAAATCCAATGGTATTAAGCACTATTGAGCAAATAAATCATGCCCCAACATTGCATTATGTTGAAGATGATTTCCGAGATGTCTATGGATCTCTAATCGTTAGTAATGACGATTACATGCTGTTTTCAAACGGTGATGTAGTTCATATGGATAACATTCATACGTACTTAGAAGAACATTATAAGGCGGAATTTTGCACGAAAAAATAGACCACTTGGCAGAGTGGTCTAAACAAAACTAATTCTTGCGCTCATTATAGCGCACTACAGGAGGAAGTTCAATGACGAAACTTAATGAACAGTTCAATAACCCTCAAATGGGACAACCTCAATTTCAGGGTGGAACGCAAGCGCAAGCTAGTGCTTCACGCGAAATGGAAGAAGTAAAAGGGCAAATTTTCATGGCGAAACAGTTTCCTCGTAACGTTTTCCAAGCTGAACAACGTATTTTAGATACTTGTCGTAGACCGGCACTAGCACAAGTTGCAATGTATCAATACCCTCGTGGCGGACAGCGAGTAACTGGTCCATCCATTCGATTAGCAGAAGCCATTGCACAAAATTGGGGGAATTTATCGTACGGCATTCAAGAATTAGAACAACGTAATGGTGAATCAGTCGCAAAAGCATTCTGTTGGGATCTTGAAACGAATGTTCGCCAAGAAAAGGTATTTACTGTTAAGCATTCTATGAAAGCGAAAGGGACTATCAAGAAACTAGACGATCCACGTGATATTTATGAAAAGGTAGCAAATGATGGGGCACGTCGTTTACGTTCATGCATTCTAGGCATAATCCCAGGTGACATTATTGATAAAGCCATTGTTCAATGTTATGAAACGTTAGCGGGAAATAGCCAGGGGCCATTAAAAGATCGTATTGCTAAAGCTTTGCGAAGTTATAAAGAACAGTATCGTGTTACACAAGAAATGATCGAAGCGAAGTTTGGTTATAATGCAGATTCGTTTACAGAATATGACTACGTAGAGTTGATTAACATATTTAATAGCTTAAAAGATGGTTTGAGTAAGGTTGAAGATTGGTTTAACAAAGAAGATGGTAAAAAGCAATCTAGTGGCTTAGGAGACGATTTCAAAGCTCAATCAGAACCAAAAACAGAGGTGAAATCAGATGCTTCAAACGACATTCCAGTTGAATAGCGATAACTATCACACGAATGAGGCAAATCAACATTACATGTCCGTATCGCAGTTTAAAAGTGCAATGGAATGCGAAGCTAGAACGTTTGCAGAGATGAGGGGCGAGTTTACTCGTTCCCTCTCAACCGCCTTAATGGTCGGCTCTTATATACACGCAGCTTTCCAAAGTAACGAAGCATTTGCTGAATTTCTAGCACTTCATCACAACAGCATTTATAACAGTCGTGGGAACAAATATAGGGATTATGAAAAAGCTGATGACATGATTGAAACGATTAAAAATGACGAGTTTTGTATGTTCGCTCTACAAGGTGAAAAAGAAGTCATCTACACAGGTGAATTATTCGGTGTTGAGTGGAAAATCAAAGTCGATAACATCAACCATGAGCGTCGATTTTTCAGCGATATAAAGAGCACACAAGAGCTTAGAAAACGATACTGGAGCGAGAAATATAGCACTTGGGTTTCGTTTGTACAAGCCTTCGATTATGTGCTGCAGATGTGGGTCTATCGTGAAATTATTTATCAAAATACAGGTCATTATTATGATCCGTATATTGTGGCAGTCACTAAAGAAACGCCACCTGATAAAGCGGTTTTACACTTCGATACAGCGCGTTTTAACTTCGAGAAGGAATATGTCGAAACGATGTTACCAAGCATCTTAGAAGCAAAGAGAGGGGCTAAAAAACCACATTATTGTGATAAATGTGAATACTGTCGGGCTCATAAAAAATTAAGTGGCACATTTGAAATTGAATACCTACTAGATTAGGTGGTGCATATGGATGTATAACGTACCACACAAAGTCCTTCTGCCTGCTTGGATCTTCGAGCAGGCGAAGGATACAAATGAATTGAGAAGCCTAGTAGTGGAATATATGAAACGCTATCCAGACTATCGAATCATCAAAATAAGCGGTAGTTTCGCAGTTTGTGAGCGAGAACAATCCTTTTTTAGGAGGTAGCTATGATTAAAATTCGATTCGCCATTTTGTTAGCTGAACGTAGCCTAAAAATACGAGACATTCACCAATGTACAGGTATTCCTATAATTACGCTTAGAAATCTGTATTATGGACGTTCGAACAGCATCAAAATGAACGATTTAAAGCGATATGTAAGGTTTTGAAATGCAATGTAGGTGACATTTTACAATACGTTCAGGAGGGCTAATATGCTTGAACTACATAAGTTTAGAAGCGAATTAGTCGATGGACAGTAAAACTTGTCATTTCTTGCGCTTACCCGGGAAATTTTTATTTATTTCCTAACTGAAATACCACATTTCTAATAACATTTTTACACCAAAAAAAGGAGAGGCGAGGGCAAATGGGCATTATCAGAGTAGCTAAAAACAACAACTATGTAGTGATGAATCGTACAGCATTAAATGACAACCGACTATCTTGGAAAGCTAAAGGCATTATGGCTTATATGCTTTCAATGCCAGATGATTGGGTGTTTTATATGGACGAATTAATTACGCATGCTACAGATGGCAAAGATTCGTTCAAAAGCGGACTGAAAGAGCTTAAAGATAACGGGTATGTAGAGCGTAAACCAGTTAGGGATGAAAAAACGAAAAGAATCGTTGCTTGGGAGACGATTGTCCATGAAGCGCCTATCCAACAAGAGGAGGAACCACGAGTAGAAATGCCACCAGTGGAAAAGCCATTAGAGGAAAACCCACTAATGGAAAACCCACTAATGGAAAACCCACATGTGGAAAAACCACTAGTGGCAAATCCGCCCCTACTAAGTATTGATAATAACCAAGTATTGAATAAACTAAATACTGATATTAACCAAGTACTGACTACAGACAAGCAACATGCTCAAAAGCTATATGGGTTCTTTGTCAGTCGTTTGCAAAAGTTGCCTAGTAATAAGTTACGAGAAGATATTGATTACTATCTATCGACCTATCAAGATGCAAATCTAGTTATTGAAGCGTTTGAGCGAGCTCTGTTAAATGGACGAGTCAGAAATAAAGAAAAATATGCTAATGGTACATTACGTAATTGGAGATATGAAGGCGTAACATCTATGCAACTATTAGCGAAAAAGGAGGCTCAACAACGTGCATCCAATACAGGAAGTACTAGCAAAGGCGCAAGCAAAGTACCAAGCATTATTGGACGAAGAAGCAGTCTCGATTAATGACAAACAGTACGAATGTGTGAAGTGCAAAGATGTAGGCGGATTATTTGAAATGAAAGTCGATGAAGATGAAACCAGTATTACTTACGGTAAATCATTTCAAATTTGGGTTGATTGCGAATGCGAGAAAAATAGAATTGTTAGCAAGCTGATGAAGGCTAGTGAAATCACAGAAGAATTCAAAGCAATGACATTTGATAACTTTTTCATCAATGGAGCACCCAAGGTAGTACAAGACATGCACCTATTGGCTACTAAATACTATACAGATTTTGAACAAATCCAAAAGTCAAAGCAAAACAGTATTGCCTATCTAGGTCAACCAGGATCAGGGAAAACACACTTACTTATAGCTTTGGCCAACTTAATGATGACAGAGAAACATAAGTCAGTATTGTATTTTCCATTCGTGGAAGGCTTCGATGATTTACGTTCAGACTTCGAAAAGCTAGAGGCCAAGATGATCCGTATGAAGCAGGTCGATATTCTCTTTATCGATGACTTGTTTAAACCTGTTACAAAGCAAGTGAAAGATGGGGAAAGGATTAAAGTGCCACAAGGGAGCGAGTGGGAAATTAAACAGCTTTATTCAGTTGTGAACTATCGTTATATGAATCATAAGCCAGTGTTTATTAGCAGCGAACTAACGTTTGATGAAATGATTGTTCAAATGGACGAAGGGCTCGGTACACGCTTTTACCAGATGTGTAAGCAGTTTTTTATTCATATCGATAAGGATTTAGGGTTGAATTATAGATTAAAGTGAGGGGCGCCTAGCCCCTTGATTGGAGGGAGTATGGATGAATCATGATTTAAAACAGATTTTAGCCCAGATTCGTGAGGCAAGATGTGAGTGGGAACTAAAAAAACTCATGACTGAGCTTGAGGAATTCAACAAACAAAATTACAAAGCGGCTGCTATTGATATCGCTTTGGAAACTGGTGACCGCAAGGCTTTTAATAAATTGGTGGTGTGTCATACAAATGACTAAAAATTTCACATGGTATGCACCAAATGGAGAATTGCTGAAATGCCCTGTGCCTGGCTGTCATCACATTGGAACCATCATTACGAAAAAGCATTGCTGGCTAGTGCATGATATGTCGAGAGATGAGGTTGGTGAAAAGTACGGGAAGCCTAAACGTATTTTGAGATATAGCAAGAATCAAATTAAAGCGAGGAATTCGGAATGGGTGAACAATATTTAATCGATCAGTTGGTGTTACACATAGGCCTCTACAAAAAATATCAGTACAAAGAAAACGAGATAGGGTTTTATCAGAACCTTGAAGCTTTACGGGAACTGAAAGGGTTGAGCACACAGGACGAGTCTTTGGATTATGCTATTGCAATTACTGAAGAATTAAAGGCTTCATGAGACTGTGTAACGATATTCAAATTTGAAGGAAACCTGGACTGTTTACTATGGAGAGTGCCATCGTTATTGATAATTTCGTTCAGTAAATGGAAAAGGGGAATGACCACATTTATTTCAATTGTTTTTTTAAATAAGCTATAAATCTTTTTTGTGCTTGCTTTGTCTTCATAATCTTTTTAACACGAAAATTATTTTGAAGGTAATTTCTTACGTTACGATTTGCAAAAAATAACTTATGATAATTATCATCTTGATAAATTTCATTAAACCAATTATATTGTTGTAATTTTTTTATATTTTTATCGATTTTTTTAGTATTTAAAGTGGTACTGCTACCAAATGATATTCCGGACAAAATATCTGATAAAAAATCAAAATTTAACATGTAATCAACGCCTTATTTTAAATTACTTGTGAAAATATTTTTAACTAACCAGGTACCTAGTTATCCTAAATCAGGTGTAGAAAATTATCAACATCTAAATATTGGTATTTTGTATTGCTAAACAAGGAAAGGATTAAGCGAAAAAATGTACAATAACGGTAGGTGATTATTTGAAGCGAGTTTTAAATTATGTCGGTTCTAAATGGAATCTGGCTAGATGGATAGTAAACCAAATGCCCGAGCATGAGGTGTATCTTGAGCCATTCTTCGGAAGTGGTGCTGTCTTATTCAATAAGCCACCTGCGCGCATTGAAACAATAAATGATTTAGATGACAATATCGTCAATCTATTTAAAGTGATTCGTGACAAGCCTGAACAATTGGCTCAACAAATTCAACTTACGCCCTATTCAAGACAAGAATACAATGAATCATTTACAGCATTGAAGGGTGAATTAAATTCGTTAGAAAGAGCTAGGGTATTCTTAGTTCGTTGTTGGATGTCTAGGGGAGGAAAAACAAGTGATAGAACAGGGTGGCGTCATAATGTAGACTCGAAAACATTTAGTGCCTTAGCTGATTGGCGTAAGCTACCAGCTATCGTTTTAGAGGCAACGGAGCGATTAAAACATGTACAAATTGAAAATTTAGATGCAGTAACTCTGATAAGCCGTTATAACAAAGAGGATTGTTTGATATACAGTGATCCACCGTATTTATTGAGCACACGTACAAAACGACACTATGCTCATGAAATGACGGATGAACAACATGAAACGTTATTGCGAGCTTTAAATAAACATCGGGGTTTTGCCATGATTAGTGGCTACAACAACGATATGTACAATGATATTTTACAAGGTTGGACAAGAATTTCGAAGATGGCCACAACCGAAGCTGCAAAAGAAAAATGTGAAAGTCTGTGGCTAAATCCTCAAATAATTGAGCGTGGGTATATACAACAATCGCTTTTTGAAATGGTGTAGGGGCGCAAATATGTGTGAAAAAGTTTGCTGGACTTGCGGACATTTTGCTTTTGGTGCTTTGTAACAGGTGAATACAACAATACAGTTAAAGTAGATGACACATGCGACAAATGGTGTCCAGAAGGAACTCAAGGCATTGTAACAGAATATGGTTACGATGATGGAAAAAATGAAGAGTGGCTAAAAGATGATATGTCATGTCTAATCTTTAGTTAAAGCAGTATAAAAGGATTGTTTATTAGTGCTTCATTAAGTAAAAATAAATTGCTATTAAATAAATGACTATGTATATCACTGCCCAAATTTTATAAATAAACATTAAGCAACCTTTTTCACTTTTAAAGATAAGTAATACTAGAAGAGCTATAATAACTTGCCATATAAATAAAGGACTGTAGGTTAATTGAGCTAGTAAACTAGTCAAAGGTTGTTCTGCTAAATCAGTCATATTGCCTCCGAATAAAGATAATGAAATCAATAAATTATATCTTTATTCTAAATAAGAATCCATGGAAAGTGTTGGAGATAAAATGAGCTCTGTTAGTTAAAAAGAAAAGAGTCTAATGAACAATCTGAGGAAAATAAGCAGAAAGAGCGACTATAATATCGCTCTAAAAAACTCATAAAATCCCATATTCATAGGGATTGCCCATATAAAGAAACCGAGTAGGGCAATTGGGCCAATAAAGAAATTATATATCTTTGTCGGCAAGATTTTTCCGAATAACGTTTTGTAGATTGCTACGCAAACTACCATTACTACCGGTAGTAATATCATTGGTGGTATAAAAAATAAAAGACTTCCACCAAGTGATATATCTGAAAATATGTTCATTGAATTACCTCGTTATGTATTTTGTGTAAATTGTACCATAAAAAAAGCTGCAGCGTCGTTACTCGCTACAGCACGTCTCTTATTCCATATTCGTATCAGCATTATAACACATAGGAGGGCTGAACTATGTTAAAAGAAAGATTACAACTAAATCGCTACCAGCTAGACAAGGCAATTAAAAATTACCACCACAATATGCGTAGGTATATGAGAATGAAAGACGAGCTGGTTTCATTGACTGCGACAGCATCTACAGGGAAATATGGTATTGAGGCAATAATGCCAAAACCAGTTGGTAGTTCAAGTGATCCAGTTTACGCGCATGTTCAAATCAGAGCGTCTCGTGTGTTTCGTTTAAAAAAAATCAAAGATGAGCTATTGTTGGTGCAAAATTTAACGAAAAAGGTTTCTGGTGATATTGAGCAAGAGGTGCTTTTCTGGTTGTTAGAGGGTATGCCTTTGCGTTGTATTGGTGCAAAGCTTAATATTAGCCATACAAGCGTACAGCGAGTGCGTGAGCGGATATTAGACCTGATGTTAAAGTGATGTAATATTTTGCCTTCAAAAAATCCCCCCTTCTTTATATTAATTGGAAGAGGGGATATTAAGGTTATATTATTATTTTAACCAAAAATAATTTTTATTTTGATATAATCTTTATTCCACTATAAACTAGAGTGTCATCAATATAAATTCGCACTCTCGCTTTAGTAATACTTTCTAATCTACTTTTAGAAAAATGAGGTAAAATAATTTTTTCTTGTAAAAACTTATATTCTTCTTCAAAACCAGAATTTATTACTTCACCTGTTATCTCACTTAATTCAATATAAAATCTTCGATTATAGAAATTAGGATTGATAAATTTTACATTTACTGTTTCTAATCCTAGTTCGACTGATTCTATAATTAAATAATTATTTATGAACATATTTTGAAAAGCCTCAGGCTTTATAATGCCTATTTTATCGTAATATTTTGCAACTTTATTTTCTGGTAGTAAGTCTACTAGTGTTTCTTTTTCAGCATTTGTACGACATACAATTAAAACCAAATCATTTAAATCGCACTGTTGAGGTATGATTAGCTCAGCTTGACGGTTTTTCTTAATAAAATACTCAGTTTCAGGATTATAAGAACCACTGTGATAGATATACTTGAAAGGTGCATTTTCAAATTCATTAGGTGTGTTATATATATCTACATTATTGCTAGCTAATCCTTCATATGTAAATTGAGAATCCTCTCTATCGAGCATTTTTACAATATCAAATAATAAAAAAATAGGAACCGGGCAATGGGCTAAATGGCTAGTATGTATTTCCTCTTTTGCCCTAATGCCCTCATTATGAAATTGTGTAGGTGTTAAAGGACGAAAATAAAATCTCACATAGTCTTTTATATCATTTTCAGTACTGTCTATTACCGGTATACTTGCATTATTATTTTTCATGAGATTTAATTGAAGTGCCATTTTCCTACTGTAGATATTCCCCGTCTCTAATATTTTGGCAATATTATTTACATCACTGAAATGATAAACGTAATTTTTCCACCATTCGCAATTATAAGGTAAAAATTTCGTTACAAGATCACTATTTAAAATATTAGCGTATGTTAAAATAGATTTATTCAATATAGTCCACCCCTAATTACCTATTAATAATAATGTATACTATATTATCATATAAAAGGTATTAATATCCATAAGAGGAGTGTTAAAATGTTAGAATTTAAAAAAATTGACTTTTTTAGTGAAATAAATAACTATGATGCTATTGTAAATACAGTTAATTCTGTTGGTGTTATGGGAAAAGGTATTGCTCTTGAATTTAAAAAAAGGTATCCAGAGAATTTTATAGAGTATAAAAAAGCCTGTCAGTCAAAAGAATTAAAAATAGGGAAAAGCTTGGTTTTCCCTATTGAAGATGAATTAATACATACTAAATTTATAATTAATTTCCCTACTAAAGTACATTGGAGAAATCCTTCAAAAATTGAATATATTGAAGAAGGTTTAAATGATTTAGCCGAAATTATCCGAGACAAGGAAATTAAATCTATTTTAATGCCTGCATTAGGATGTGGTAATGGAAATCTTGATTGGGATATTGTAAAACCTTTAATTAAGAAAAAACTGGATCACTTAAATGATATTAGAATAACTGTTATTGAGCCCAAAACAACAGCCAATACAAAACCAAAGAAACCAAGACTAACGATAACTAGGAAAAAGTTGCTACTTTTAATGAATGATTATAATAAAAGTTCAACTAGTAGTAGTTTAATAACATATAAAGAAGTAAACTTATTAAGTTATTTACTCACATATGTAGATCCAAAATTAAACCTTGATTTTTCACTCTCATCAGTTGGGCCATATTGTAAAGATATTAATTCTATTTTACTTAGTTTGAATGGATATTATATTAGCCCGCAAAAAAACAATACATCGGGAAATTCAACACCTATTAAAGTTAATACAATAAATTTTCCGAAAAAAACAGAAGTTATACAAGATAAAGATTATTTAGAAGTAAAAGAGCTTATAAAAGGTTTTGAAAGCCCTACTGAATTAATGTTACTTTGTGTAGTGCATTGGTTTAAATTTAATGAGGGCGCACCGGAAGAGAATCTGTTGAATAAAGTTCATGATTGGTTAAAATCTAGCTCCGGTTTAGATGTAGAAGATAAATTAATTAATAAAGCGATAAATAGAATAATTAAAATATCAATTAACACTACAAATCTTAAATTTGATTTGTAAAGATTTTAGTGTTTAAATGTCACATATGTGACAAGTGTTCCAAATGTGACAGATGTTCCAAAGGTAATATTTTAAGTAAATTATTGTGTAAAATAGGGGAGGACGGTTCGATAAGTTTTTTCCTTCTCTAGTATTAATAATACCCTTGAACTTCGTACACTTTCGATTTATTCAGTCAAACTTACTAAACGTGCACGGAAATGCACGAGCACAATTCGATTACAGTAATTAACGTGGTAAAGAAGCTCTACCACGGTTGCTAGTAGTGAGCTAACTCGACAGTTTTACCACAATAGAATAGTAGTCGAATGCAAGACCCCTTGAGCGGATTCGAGGGGTTTTTATTTTGCTTTGAAAACTGCATCAAACAGCCAAAACGCTTAATGATGAGAGGGTAGAGTTTGGTGTGGTTTTGAGAGCGGAATTTGTAGAAAAATGTTCCAAATTATTGCCTCTTAGATTATTATTATTTGGGAGGTATAACAATGAAAAAAGGATATATTAGAGTTTCACATTTAATTTATATTATTATTATTGCAGTAATAATTTTGGCGTTTTTCCTAGTAATTGCATTCGGTGGCTCAACAAATGCTAGCACAACAATGGGTACAGCATCCACAGTATCTTCTTTAATTTTATCTGTCATAGCCATTGTAATGACTATTACGGATTTAGCAGGACAAAAAGATACCATCTCGGATTTAAAAGAAACCGCTGAAAAGTTTGAAAGTAATTTAATTACTGTTAATGAGGGCATAGAAGAGATAAATAATCTTAAAGATGACTTAATGGAATCAATGAGGTTAATTCAAGACAGTAATTTAACAGTTTTAAACGCAGTAGTTGAACTTAAGGAGAAATATAGCAAAACCGAAGAGGGAACCCAATCAAATTTGGATTCTGAAAATATTTTGAGGGATCTAGAAAACTTGAGTGACAAAATGAAAACAACCTTTTCAAATTTAAGTTTTACCGATAAATTCTACTATAATAATTTGCAAAATGGAATGAATAATAAATTAAATCGTATAATAATTGAAAGTGTTTTATTAAATAATCCGAATATCAATAAACAAGATATTAATGAGATTAGCAGAGAAATTTTTGAAAAGTATGGAATTAAAATTCATAGACCAATTATAGAACAAGAAATAAAAAGATTTAATAATAGAACCTCAGACGTCTAGTTAGACGTCTTTTTTTATTTTAAAAAAGCAACTTGCATAATGGGGTGATTACAAAACAAACAAACGAAGATGGAGGTGGTGGTGTATGAGATATGGCTAGACCAAGGAATCCGAAACGTGATGAAGCGTTTCACATGTGGGTTGAAAGCAAAGGGAAAATACTCTTGAAGGATATTGCCGAGCAGTTGAATTTATCCGATTCGCAAATCCGAAAGTGGAAGAACCAAGATAAATGGGATAACCAATTGAAAGGTAACGTTACTAAATCCAATGGTAACGTTACTAAACGAACACGAGGTGCACCTGTTGGTAACAGCAATGCTAAGGGCCATGGTGCACCTAAGCAAAATCAGAACGCTGTTACACATGGCTTCTTTCAAAAATTTCTACCTGAAGAAACACTCGAAATCATGGAAGCGATGAATGAACGTTCTCCAGCTGATTTAATCTGGGATCAAATACAAATCCAGTATGCTGCTATCATTCGAGCTCAACGTATCATGCATGTTACTGATAAAGGTGAAATGATTAAGGAACTCAAAAAAGCAAAGTATGAATACTATCCGCGTTCTAAAGAAGAAGGTGGTGGCATGGAACAAGCTACAATTGAAGAAGAATACAATTTCCAGTTTGCTTGGGAACGACAGGCGCAACTACTCATTGCTCAATCGAGAGCAATCGGGGAGTTGCGTTCTTCTATTCGACAGTTTGTGGAGATGGCTGATGCTGATGATGAGCGTAGAATTAAACTAGAGCAGATGCAGTTGAATATTGATAAAACGAAATTGGAGATTGAAAAACTTGGTTCTGATCAACAAAATGAAGATATAGAAATTCAAATTGTCAGCAAAAAAAAGCAACCTTAATTGGCTGCCTTTTTGTCGTTTTGGTCAATACCAAGAGCCTCTTTAAGGGAAGCTTGAAGAATCTGTGAAAAGTTTAAACCGGCATCTTCATCTGCATCTCTTAACCAGCGAGGAAGTGTACAGTTTTTAGTTACAGCTTTATTTACAGTCTCATTCCGAAATGGGGGCATGTAAAAGTCAATAAAGATAATTCGATCTGATTCTGCATGCAAAACTATATCTGCAGGATTTGATGGATTGGGAAGAGATGTTTCATTTTCTTCTAATTCAAGGATACGAAAAGCTAACATATCTTTCGCTTTTTGGAGACCTTCTTTAATATCGTCAGCTAAAATAGCTGTTCCAGCAAAGTCAGGGAAATACATTCCAAAACCACCATCGGCTGCAGTTTCAACAACGACTGGGTAAATAAAATGATTGGCGTAACTCAATATTAATACCTCCTTTACTGAATTTATTATAACGCGCACCAGAAGCGCGTATCTATTTTGGGACAGAAAAATATGCATATTTTTTAAGTTTAATATTTCAGGAGTTGAGTAAAATGACACTATTAATTGAAAAAGAAGTAAATCCACATTTCGAAAATTTTCTATTCGACTGGTGTTGTAAGACACAACTCCTCGTCGGTGGTTATGGTTCATCGAAATCCTATCATGCTGCATTAAAGATAATCTTTAAATTACTTGAGGAAAAACGTACAGCTCTAGTCGTTCGTGAAGTTTATGATACGCACAGGGAAAGTACGTTTTCTTTATTTAGTGAAATCATTGAAGATTTAGGACTAGGAGGCATTGTGAAGACAAGTTCTTCACCTATGAGGGTTAATTTCCGAAACGGTTCAAAAATCATCTTCCGGGGCATGGATAAACCAGAAAAGCTAAAATCAATCAACAATATCTCACTTATCTGGTTGGAGGAATGTAGTGAAATTAAGTACGCCGGTTTTAAAGAATTACTGGGTCGCTTAAGACACCCAACACTTGAGCTGTTTATCATTTTGTCAACCAATCCTGTGTCAAAAGGAAATTGGGTATATAAGCATTTCTTCAAGAATGAGATGGAAGAATACTTTGTTCTCGAAGATGAAGAATTGTACCAGCAACGAACGATGATAGTAAACAATACGTACTATCACCACTCAACTGCTGACGATAATCTTTTCTTACCTAAAAGTTATATCGAGCAGCTAGATGAGTTGGCTCTATACGATCCCGACTTATACAGGGTTGCACGTAATGGACGCTTTGGTGTAAATGGTCAATTAGTGCTTCCTCAATTTGAGATGAAGCCCCATGAACAGGTAATGGATGAAATAGCGCTAATACGAAAACCAATTCGAAAAAACGGGATGGACTTTGGTTTTGTTGATTCCTACAATGCTGTTTTGCGCATGGTAGTGGACCATGATAAAAAGTGGTTGTATATCTATCAGGAGTATTACAAGAGGGGTATGACGGATGACAAAACAGCTGACGAACTTGAAGCGTTAGGGCTTAAGAAGTCAATTATTAAGGCGGATAACGCCGAGCCTAAAACGATTGCTTACTTCAAACAAAGAGGCTTTCGTATGTATCCTTGTAAGAAGCTAACACGTGTAGAGAACACAAAGAAGATGAAACGTTTCAAACGAATCATTTGTTCGGATGCTTGTGTCAATACGATTCGTGAATTGAAGGAACTTACTTTTAAGAAAGATCCTAAAACAGATGAAATCATTGAAGATGAATTTAACATCGACAGTCACTGCTTTAGTGCCATGTGGTATGGGTTAGATGACTATGAAGTAGCGAGTGTGAAAGGTGTAAATTCGAAATAGGGAGGCTTCAGCATGAACGAATATATCCAATACATCGATGAGAATGGTATTTCGCCTTTATTAATTGAGAAGTTAGTAAAAGAAACACAAGCAGAACGAAATAAACGATTACTAAACTACAACCGCTATAAAGCTGAAGCAGTGCCCATTTTAACACGTAAACCTGCAGACTATGCCCAAGGTAATGCACATGTGCAACGAGTAGATGATAAGGTGAACAACACGCTCAATAATCCACTTGATGCTGAAATTGTAGACACAAAAGTAGGATATATGTTCGGTAATCCAATTTCATATGTAGTAGATAAGCAAGCTCAAAGCCTTAAGTCATTAACAGAGGCCATTGAGCTTTTTAATTTGCGTAATTCGATTGATGATTTAGATAGTGAATCAGGAAAGAAAACGGCTATTTGTGGCTATTCTGCTCGGTTACTTTACATTGACACTGAAGGAAATGAACGTGCAATGGTAATTGATCCGTGGGAAACAATCATTCTTTCTGAAACTGGAGAGGTAAGTGAACCTAAATATGGATTTCGCTATTTTAAAAGCGCGGAACTGAATGCTGAAGGTGAAAAGGTAGAAATTGAGCAGCTGGTATTTTACGATGCTACAACTGAAAAAGTCTATACACGTGCAGATAAAGATTCACCATTTGTACTGAAAGATGAGCGCAAGCATTTATTCGACTACTGTCCTTTATTTGGGATTTCAAATAATGAGGAGCTGCAAGGCGATGCGGACAAAGTCTATAACCTGATTGATGCGTACGACCGCACTCTATCAGATGCATCGAACGAGATTGAACAGTGGCGATTAGCGTATTTGGTACTGAAAGGTGTTGGAATGGACGAAGAAGATGCACAGAAGGTAGCGCGCACTGGCATTTTCGAGTTAATGGACAAGGATGACGACATTAAATACCTAACCAAAGAAGTCAATGACCAAATGATTGAGAATCATCTAAATCGCTTAGAAGAGAATATCATGCGATTAGCTAAAAGCGTGAACTTTAGCGATGAAGCGTTTGCCGGTAACACAAGTGGTGTGGCGATGAAGTTTAAACTCATGGCACTTGAGAACAAATGCAAAACAATGGAGCGTAAGTTTACTACTGCTCTACGCTATCAATTCAAAGTGTTATGCAGCGCCTGGGCAAAGAAAGGAATCTGTTTGAAAGATGATTACTTGAAATTATGGTTCGAGTACAAGCGAAATGTTCCTATGGATTTATTATCCGAGGCACAGGCATCACAAGCATTAAAAGGGCTAGTGTCAGAGCGAACACGTCTTTCTAAGATGTCGATTGTGGATGATGTGGACTATGAGTTGAAAGAGATGGAGAAGGACACTAAGGTGTATGGCAAAGATTTAGAGGATTTGGATGACGATCCTGAAGAAGTGGATAAACAATGAATCAACAAGAGATTAATAAAATCCTAGATGAACTGGAGAAGAAGGCGGAAAAAGACATTGAAGTGGTCTTTAACAAGCGGTTAAAAGCTATCCTCGACCAAATGCTGCAGATGCATCGTAAGTTTGGTAAGAATGGTGAAGCGACTTGGACTGACGTTAATAAATACAATCGCTTCAATCAGGAAATGAAGCTAATTGCTCAAGAGCTCAATGCGGATTATAAAGCAATTATTAAGCTAATAAGAGAGTCAAAGGAACGACTTTACATTGAGAGGTATTTGATGATGGCCTACCTTTTACAACAGTCTACAGGTGAGGAAATGGGCTTTGTATTGCCTTCAGTTGAAACAGCTCTAACTAATCCAGTTGAGTTTTTAACACTTCCGAAGGTATTTGAAGCCCATAGGAATGACATTATTAGACGACTAAACATCGAGATAGCACAAAGCCTACAAGCCGGCGAAAGCTACACTGAAATGGCACATAGGATTGAGAACGCTATGGGATGGACCAAGAAGAAGGCTATCCTTGTTGCTCGTACAGAAGGTGGCCGAGTACGATCGCAAGCAGATTTAGCTGTAGAAGAACAGGTGGGTAAATCCGTTCGGTTAACAAAGGTTTGGATGTCGTCACTTGATACGAGAGTTCGCAAATCACATAGAAAGCTAGATGGGCAGAAAGCTGATAAAGACGGCTACTATCACTATGGTAAGTGGAAATCAAAAGCGCCAAGACTTTGGGGTATTGCATCTATGGATATTCAGTGCCGGTGTCATTCAATTTACTTGGTAAACGGTAAATTTCCTGAATATAGACGAGGAAGAGACTACATGGATGACACGTACCAAAAGAAATTAGCAGCTCGTATAGACGCTTACATGGAGGATTTAGGGCTGACGTATAGAAAAGCGTTTAACAAAGCATATAAGGAAGTTAAGCCACCTAGTGTGACGATACCTTATGTCAGTTATAACGAGTGGAGAAAGAAGTTTAGTGGAGAAGGATAGTCTTATGCACACGTAGTGCTAGAAGCAGATGCAATATAAAAATCAAAAAATTAAAGGAGCGGAAAAATGGAATATAAATCAATAAATGAAATGTCAGTTGAAGAAATACTCCGCCAACAACTAGTATTGTTAGCGGAGCGATCTCAATCAGCGCTTGATGAGGAACTAGCGCGATTGACAAATTCAATGATAGAAATAGCAAATTACTTAGAATGAGAATTTTTTCCCTTTCTTAATTTAGTATACGAGGCTTATGGAATAAATTTTGTTTGTATAAGCATCATTAATTTAGTTCTTGAATTAAAGCATGATAAAAATCACCTCATTAGTTTTTCTTAGAGGTGGTTTCGTTATTGGTTATATGTGTTAAAATTGAATCGGTTCGGAAGTTTTGTTTAAATTTTATTCAACAATCGGGCGCGATTCTGTAATAAGAATCAGCGCTCGGTTTCTTTATAGGATCAGATTGTGAATTAACGGTTCTAGTCAGATTTATGTGGATTTTACCATGGTAAGAAAAGAAAAGTCCCCAACCGACACTTTGGGAAGGTTATACTTCAACTAAAGACAAGGTTTAGTTGAATAAAGAAACAAGATGAAACAGGTTACCGAATATTTACATACGTTATATAAAGGAGGCTGTATATGCGATTACTATCTACTGTTCTTATAATATTCTTAATACCTTTTATATTAATTGGCTGTTCAGGAGGTCCTGGTCAGAATGAATGGGGAGTGTTAAGTAAGGAACAAGTATTAAAGCTAAATCCAGATGCAGACATCTTTGAATTTGATGGGAGAGTTTATAAAACGGGTATAGATTGGATTGAAGAGGAAGAATTAATAAAAGATGAACAAATAGGGGAAATATCTGAAGGGATGGCAAATAAATTACCAGTTGGTGCAAAGATATTTTCTTCAAAAGAAAGTAGAGATATTTTGATTGTTGAGTATGATGGGAAAGAAAAGAGGTACTTGCTTCAAGTTGGCGAATAGGTTTATTTTTCTTCAACTAACGGATGCTTCGTTCAATAATGATTTATATCGTATACGCGTACACCAAAAAGTCACGAATGTTGTTAAATCAACGTTTGTGACTTTTCTTGTGACATTTTTTATTCAGAGAGCAATTTGACTGGCTAAGTATTATTAATTTTCATGTTTTAAAATTTCCCAAATATCACGTAGTCTCTTAACTGCTTCTTCTTTCGAGTAAGGAAGTTCTTTGTAAAACTTCTGTAGTTCTGGATTGTTAGCAAAGGCTTGAAAGTCTGCATCTTCTTCTTGAGGAGCAATTTTTTGTTTTTCTGTGCGACCAAGAAGGTAATCTATTGAAACATCAAAAAGTTTAGCGATACTACTTAAAGTGTCTATAGGAGGCATTTTTGTGCCATTTTCATAAGCTGTATAAGTAGTTCTTGCAACACCTATTTCTTTAGCAACAAATGATTGGGTATATTCAGGCTTTGATTTCTTTATATTTTCACGAACCTTTTTTAAACGTTGTGCAAGAATATCCATTTATACGCACATCCTTAAATATAATTTGGCTACTTATGATTGTATATGTTACCTAAAGGAACTTCTATATTTAATTATTTATTGTTCCTTAAAGAAACTTTAATATTCGAAAATCATTGAAATGTTCCTTAAAGGAACTTATGATTAAATTAATTAATGTTCCTAAAAGGAACTTTTGAAAGGGGAGAGGTTATGAGAAAATGGCTGAAACAGATCCGAATAGCTCAAGGAATAAAACAGGAAGAAATAGCTCATTCTGTGGACATTTCACGTGGGTATTATGCAAACATTGAACGGGGTGAAAAAACTCCATCAGTAGAAGTGGCGAGAAAAATAGCAGCTTATCTAAAATTTGATTGGACAAAATTCTTTGTACAAGAAAAGGAGGAAGTAAATTTATGAATCTTAAATTAGCAACACAAAATCGATTTAATTCAGTTATGTGTGATTTTTACCAAAATGAAAACAATGAAGTATTTATGACAATTAACCAGATAGCTCAGGCGCTTGAATATGCAAGTAAAAAGGGAGTTGAAAATTTAGTAGCTAATAATGAGTACCTTAGAGATGAAGAATTTTCGACTATTGCAAAGGTATCTACAGGTACCCACGGAAAAGGGGGTACCCAAGAAACCCGTATTTTTACTGAGGATGGTATATATGAAGTAACAATGTTATCTAAACAACCTAAAGCAAAAGTATTTAGAGCTTTTGTTCGAAAGACACTTAAAACTTTACGTAAAGGTGAAATGATTTTAGTTCAACCCCAAAACGTAGATACTAAACTTGAGGTACAACGTATGCGAGCTGAGGCAATGTTGAATAACAGTCGTACACGCCAAGCTAAGTTAATTTTGGAAATGCAGAAAAATAAAATCTTATCTCCCGTAGCTGTTGAGTTGTTACAAGTAAATGCTTTAGAGGTTTTAAGTGACCAAACAATTGATTATCGTCCAGAAGTAAAAAAGACATATACGGCTAGTGATATTGGTTCAGAATTAGGAATTTCACCGCAAAAGGTTGGTAGTATTGCAAATAAACATAACCTTAAAACTGATGAATACGGTTATTTTGCTTTGGACAAGTCACCATATAGTAATAAACAAGTAGAATCTTTCCGTTATTATGAAAAAGGTCGTCAGAAGATACAAGAAATTGTCCAGGGGAAGTTGGTTAATTAATGGGGAACAAAAAAAGAAAAGCCATGCTTTAAGCGGCAACTTAAAACATGACATAAATTTGAGTGACATCCACCCTTATCGTATATCTATTATAAACGAATATCGTTATTTTTAGAAGTGGATGTTACTCCCAGGAGGGAGCATTGTGCAAATACCAAGTGAAAGCTGTTTACAAGCTATGATCCATTATTCAGAGTTTTATAATCTTACACCGCCACGTTCAAATGAATTTAATGACTGGTGCAAAAGTGTGGTGAATGAAATGGGTGACAGAGAAATACACCTACTTTATTTGGCGGTGAATGCTGCATTAAATAAAGGTCATGGTTGTCAAAAGTTAATGTCTATAATGTTTCAGGAACTTCAAAGACGTAAATCAGAAATAGAGTTTTATGTAACTTATGCAAACGCATTATCACAAATCAAGACCTGAAATATAAAAGTAAAAAATATTAAGGGTGATACATAATAGTCATAAATACTATGTATCACTCTTTTACATCTTGCTCAGTAATCGCAATTCATTTGGATATTTATGTTAAAACCCAAGCGAAGTTGTGATAAAATGCACTTAAACTAACTGCGCAGGTTAGTTAAACAGTGTTGTTTAGCGTTTAATCCACCATTGAGACATATAACTCAATAACAGTTTTATAAGATATGTTACCAAAGAACGCTTGGCGGGCTTTGTTATATCCAACTGACGGGAAGTTTATATTAGGGTTATATTTCCTTAAAAGTATATAAAATGTAATTTAAATTAAGTATAATTCAATTAAAGTATATAATTTCTATTAGAACTGAGGGGATTTTTTGAAGAATTTAATAATAGGATTATGTTTAGTATTAACCACTGGATTTCTCCTCTTTATCGTACAAGGAGATGAATTTAGAGAGAAAGAGGCTGTAAATAATATTAATGAATTGTTTTCTGGTCAAATTTTTGATGATGCACAGGAGAAATTCACTGTACATGCTATGGGGCTAAGTCCAGAAGAAAAAGTACTTACAGTTAGAATTGAAAAAACACAATACAAAGAACTAACAGAGGAATATTTTAGAGACATCTTAGATTCTCGTGATATGGAAAATTATGAACTTGAAGTTTTTGTTGATGATATAACTTTACAACCTTTACAACAAAGGGATGTGTAAAAGTATCTAGCGTAATAGGGTCTTTAGTTCAACAAGGATTTTTAAAGTATACAAATTAAATCTAACATTATGTTTTTGGTAATTTATATTAATATTAATTAGTATATGAAAACAGATTTTTAACTAAAGGCGGTTTATATTTTATGGGAGTTTCATTATGTAAAGCAAACTTAGATGATGCAGTGACGATTCATGAAATGCAAGTTAAAGCATTTATGCCATTATTAGAAAAATACCAAGATTATGATACAAACCCTGCCAACGAATCCTTAGAAAGAATTATCGCACGGTTTAATCAAAAAACAACAGATTATTATTTAATCAAATACTTTGAAGATACAATTGGAGGCATTAGAATTGTAAAGTTGGGCAATAATTCTTTTCGTGTCAGTCCTATATTCATATTGCCAGAATATCAAGGAAAAGGAATAGCTCAAAAAGTCTTTGAGAAAATAGAACTGATATACCATGATGCGAAATTATGGGAGTTGGATACCATAATGCAAGAAGAAGGACTCTGTTACCTGTATGAAAAGTTAGGTTATAAAAAAACAGGTGAAATAAAGAAAATAAACGATAATATAACAATAGTGTTTTATGAAAAATCCTATTAATTTAGTCAAACACTCTCATTTGAGGGTGTTTTTCTATTAAAAAAATTCAATTTTTTCAGCTGAGAATATTGTTGAATCTTCCCTAATTATTTATATTTATATTGAGATGAATTTTTTATAAAGGGAGGAATTTTTTTATGAAAAAGGCATTTAAGTTTGGTTGTGGTGGTATTGTAGCTTTAATTCTTTTAATAGTCATTGTCACTTCTTGGGGTGGCGAAGATACCAATAAATCGGCGGATAAAGAAAAAGCACCTGTTACGTCTTCAACTAGTAATGAAGATAATGGGGAAAAATCTGAATCGAGTGCTGAAGAAAATGGACATGTTGGAATTGGGGAAGAGCTTATTGTAGGTAAAGTTGCTTTTAAAGTAAATTCAATTGAAGAAGTAAATGAAATTAGTGCATCTGATGGATTTATGAAGTATGAGCCCGATGCAGCAGGTGCAGTGTTTTTAACCGTCAATGTGACTGTTCGTAATGATGGAACAGAAATGATTAACACTGATTCAAGTTTCTTTAAATTAATTTCTAGTAATGGAGCTGAATATTCACCTTCAACAATAATCATAGCTGATGATAAATACTTTACATATGAAGGAATAAATCCTGGGCTTGCTTTAACTGGTAATGTAGTGTTTGAAGTTCCACCAGGATTAATGGGCCTTGATTTACAAGTCCAGACAGGATTCTGGGGTACTGAAACAGGCATAATAAAACTAAATTAAGAGTTAAAAAAGTCACTCATTGAGTAACGGGTTCTGTTTTCGAGTACAAAACTTTAAAAACACTATAAAAGGGGTATCAAATTGAAATGATTTGGATGCCTCTTTTTTATTGATATAAAGCGTTTTTTTAACAATTTTCATACGAATTGGTATATCAAATCGCATTATTAAAAATTGATGAAGAAACATCCAAGTGAAACAGCAATAAAAATTATGGCAAATACTAAACTATTCCACAGGCCTAGCATAATAAAAGGTGAAGTACTTTTATCTCCGTCTTTCTTGAGACCTGTGAATGTTCGCCAGGTTATTATTAGCTGCCAAATACCTATTAATAAAAAAATGAATCCAAATAAATATCTCATATAATCACCTCCTTTATATAAAAATACCACGCTGGAAAAGCGTTATCAATGAAATTGGAATATAATGAAAAAATGTTTTATATTGTAAACATCGAAATGAGTTTCGGTTTAGCACTAATAGTAGTACCACTATTAAAATTATCCACTGCAACTTTTTTTGGATGAAGACTAACAAATGTTTATTAAGCTAACGGGTAGTTTTAGTTAAATTTTGATTCACGAAATATCAAACCAAGTTGTACAAAAAAGGTACTGCAATTGCAGTACCTTTTAATTTGCTAATCAATTGACTTTTTAACCTGTGATTTTGCTTTTTGTACTTCAAAACAGAACCCGTTACTCATTGAGTGGCTTTTTCTTTTGTCTTTCTTCTCGCAGACGCTATAAAGAACGGGAAAAACTACTATCGAACAGTTTAGGGATTCCATCGAATAACTAAATTGGGCAAGGAGGACATCATGAAGAACAATCCATTTTATTTAAAAACCTTTTTACCTTTAGCTATTCAAATGTTTGCTGATGGTGGGGAAGAAGGTACTTCAGGGGATCATCCACCACAAGGAGATGGCGGAAACGAACAAGGGGCTTCATTGACACTTGAAACGGTTCAAGCTTTTCTAAAAGACAATGATGAGGGTAAGAAATGGTTACAGTCATTTGCTGATACACGTGTAACGGAAGCGATTAAAACGTATGAATCGAAAACTCTTCCTAAGAAACTAGAAGAGGAAATTACAAAACGTTATCCACCAGAAACGGAGGAAGCGAAACAATTACGGGAGTTAAAGGCGCAATTTGAGCAATCGCAAAAAGAAGCTGCACGTGAAAAGTTAATTAATCAGGCGTTATCTATTGCAACTGAAAAGAGTCTACCAAGTAAGTTAGTAGAATTCTTTGTTGGTGAAGATGCTGAAAAGACAACAGCTAATTTAGGTGTACTTGAAGCGGAATTTAACGCAGCTGTTCAAGCGGAAGTGGATCAACGCTTCAAAGATGGTGGGACGCCACCACCACAAAAAGGAGGGGGCTCAACTACATTGACGAAAGAAGCTGTTCTCAACATGACAACGGATGAAATCAATGCGAATTGGGATGAAATTGTGAAAAACAATTTACTATAACCGATTAGCGATAAGGAGGAAATATCGATATGACGATTAAAAACTTTATTCCAACAATCTGGTCAGCTCGACTACTACACAACTTACAAAAGTCTTTAGTTTTTGGTCAAGCTAGTGTTATTAACCGTGACTATACTGGTGAAATCAAGGCTTACGGTGACACGGTAAAGATCAATGGTATTGGTGCTGTATCCGTAGGTGATTATACACGAAATAAAGATATGAAGGATCCAGAGGAACTGACAGATCATACGCGCAATCTAGTGATTGACCAATCAAAGTTCTTCAACTTCCAAGTTGATGATTTAGATAAAATTCAACAAAATCCTAAATTAATGGATCATGCAATGCGCGAAGCGGCTTATGCCTTATCAAATGTAGCAGATCAATTTATTGCTTCTCACTACGTCTATGCTGGCAATGCAATCGGTACCGATACAGACCCTATTAAAGTAACAAAAGATAATGCCTATGAATACCTTGTGGACCTTTCTACTTTATTGGATGAATCAAATATTCCAACACAAAGTCGTTTTGCAGTATTACCACCTTGGTATGAAGGTCTGTTACTAAAAGATGATCGCTTTGTAGGATCAGGTGCATTACCAGCCGATGAACGATTACTTAACGGTGTTGTTGGTCGCGCGGCAGGCTTTTTACTCTTGAAATCCAATAATTCACCTGCCGTTGACACTGGATTCTACGGTGTCGTCGCAAATTCAAAAATCATTGCGGGACACAATATGGCATGGACGTATGCTGAACAAGCGTCACAGGTAGAGGGTTACCGTATGGAGAAACGATTTGCGGATGCGGTGAAGGGACTTCATCTCTTCGGTTGTAAGGTGGTCCGTCCAGAAGCTTTAGCAGTTCTGTCAGCTAGACGACCTTCATAAAAACTTACATCTCTTTATTAAATATCATGACTAAGGAGGGCTAAACATGTTCGTAAAAAACTTTTATACAGGTTTCACATGGTGGGTCACTGAAGAACACGGTGCCCGTCTTGTGCGTTTAGGAGATTTTGAGGAAGTTGAAGCAAAAGAAGAAAATCTTAAGAAGAAACACCAAACTGACTTACTTACTGAGCTTCCTGAGTATGGGAAAATTACAGCTAATCAAATTAGAGAAGATTTGACGCTACGAGGAATTGCTTGTGATGATATAGCAGACAAACAAGAGCTGTATGCATTATTAAAAGCTGTATTTGAGGAAGTTGGTGACTAAATTGTGGCAACCAACTCAAGAAGAAATTGAGCAACTTAAACAATTAAATGGCGATACGGGAGCTAAGCATGATGCGTTTTATTGTGCAATGGCTCCTATTTTATTTGATGTAGCAATTGACCATTGTAACGATACGTGGTGTCCTGAAACGATGCCTCAAGGTGTGCAGCTTTTCATTGCCAAGGCTATACAATTCAATATGCAAACAACAGGGTTAAAAGGGCGTGTCATGGGAACCGTCTCCTATTCTTATGACACAGAGTTTCCAAAAGCCATTTGGACCTATTTACGACCATATAAGAAGGTGAAATTCTATGCTTTACGATGAATTTCCTCATACAGTCGAAGTCGTTGAGAAGCAACGCATTTCTGATGGTGCGGGAGGATATAAAACGGAGTGGATGCCAGTTGATACTATTGAAGCGTTTGTTGATACACCATCAAGCAAAGAGCAGTATTACGCACAACAGCTAAGTAATCCTATGGATAGGTACATGTACTATCCATATCGCACAGATTTAACATCAGCTATGCGATTATGCTTTGAAGGTGAAATATACGAGTTTGCTGGACACCCTGAAGATCAAGGTGGCCAACAAGAAATGATGCGTGTGGCATTAAAGTTGGTGCTATCATAATGGCTCGAATTACTTTCAGTGGATGGAAATTGTTAAGAGCCGCGCAACGTTTTGAAGAGAGGATTTTAGAGAAAGTATCCGACATTGTGTACGAGACTGCAAGGCTTATACAAACAGAGGCTAAGGCACTTGCGCCTGTTGATGATGGTAGTTTGCGTGACTCTATCAAAATGAAGATGCTAGGGAAGTATAATGCCGTTGTCACTGTAGGGAGCCATTACGCTATTTGGGTGGAATTTGGTACTGGTGTACATGCAGAGGGGCCAGGAGGAAGTAGAGCTAAAAAGATTCCTTGGACTTATTACAGTGAAAAGTTAGGACGCTGGGTAACTAGTAGCGGTAATAAAGCTCAACCATTCTGGGGCCCAGCAGTTGATGCGGGACAAGCTTATTTTAAAACAGAAATGAGGCGATTGGGCTTATGACCAATTATTATGCGCTGCCTTATTTCGAGTTGCAGCAAGCTATCTACCAAAAGTTGATTGCTTGTGAAGCACTGACAAATATTACTCGAAAAAGTGAAGAGGATTTAGGTGTGTACGATACTGTTGATGAAAATACACCTTATCCATACGTAACGATTGCAGAGCCTTATTCATCACCATTTGACACGAAAACGAGCAATATTGAAACGATTACTTTTACGATTCATGCTTGGTGGATGGATAACGATGCGTACAGTGGTAAACGGAAAGTGTATGAGATGCTATCAGCTTCTCAACAAGCGCTGATGGCTCAAAATTACAAGCTTCCAAAAGCGAAGGTGCTAAGTGTCAAAAGGCGTGAATCTCGTGTTTTTGATGACAATAGCCCTGGTGTAAAGCATGGCGTCTTAGTGGTGCAATATAAAGTGCAGAATATTTAACAGTCTTTATGGGACTGTTTTTCGTTTAGGAGGGGAAAAACACATGCAAAACGGTAAGGATACAGTTCTTATTGTTCAGCTTGCTACAAATGCGTTAGGTGAGGATGGGTACCTCATCGGGCATCTAACTGAAAATAGCCACTCAATCGAAAATGAGCTAGTTGATGAACAGACGAAGTTTGGACGGATTCTCGCTTACGGCCAATCGAGTGAATCCTTTGAAGTTACGATGTTTGGTGAGAAAACAGATCCTGGGCAGAAGGCGATTTTAGATGCGATTCGTAATAAGGTGCAGCTAAAAGTTTGGCAAGTTGATTTAAATATAGTCAAAAATGATAGTAATGAAGATGTTCATGATGCCATTTTTGCTTACACATTAGTTGAGTCAGTAGAGGTATCGTATCCAGGCGACAGTTTCCAAGAAATCTCCGGCACGTTACAGGTGATCGGAGAATCCAAACCAGGACAATTGCCGAAGCTACCTGATTCCGTTATAGAATTTGCAAGGAGTGCATTTGAAAAGCCGGGAGAGAAAACAGGCGAATTCGGTAAAGCGAAAGAAAAAGCAGTACCTGTTACGAGTGTAAAAGTTACACCTGCAACAGCATCATTTGCTGTGAATGCTACCAAACAATTAAGTGTTGTTGTGAGTCCTGAAGATGCATCAAACCAACATGTAACATTTGCTTCGAGTGATACTACGGTTGCGAAAGTATCGCCTACAGGACTTGTAACAGGACTTGCAGCAGGAACAGCTACAATCACCGTTACAACGGTAAATGGAGCTAAAACAGCTACCGCAGCAATAACGGTTACAGCTTAAGGAAGAGGGCGCAATATGCGCTCTTTTCTTTTTGACTCGTTTAAAAGGAGGGTTAAATCATATGGCAACAATAACAATTGGCAAGAATCAATTTGAAGCAAAATTCGGATTCGCTTTTAAAAACTTAGCAGATAAAAATTACAATCAAACTGATAAAGAAGGCAATGAGGTAGGCGGATTTAGTGCCATTTATACAGGTTTATTGCAATTTGATTTGGATGCTTTAAAAGCGTTTTGGGATTGTGGATTAGCGCATTTAGGAACAAAAGGCCGTCCATCAATTGCTGATATTGAGGCAGCGTTAGAAACAAGAATTGAAGAAGATGGAGATACAACAAAGTTATTTAAAGAAGCATTTCGTGAGATTAATGACTCGGGTTTTTTCAAAAAAGATGCGAAGACGTTTTGGAAGAACTTAGAGCTATTCAAAACGATGGGCAAAACCGAGGAAGAGCAAGTGGAGAATGCCAAGGGCGTTCAGATCATGCTAGACGCGAAAACGGAGTTATTGGAAGAGGAAACAGAGTTGACGGACTAGAATGGCTCGAAGTCTTTTCAAACGCTGCAGAATACTTAGGTGTTCATGATGTGGAGTTAATTATGTCATGGACACCAAACGAGTACAAGGCACTTCTGAATGGTGCCCAAATGAAAATGGTGAGTGATTATGAAAATTTAGCGATTCAAGCCATATATATTCGCAAGGCTGAAAATGAGAAACGTTTAAGGTTAACGGACTTATTTGATGCTGAAAAAGCTAGAAAAAGAATCCTAGCAGGTGATAAAGAGTGGAAGCAATCGAAGAAAATAGATACGTCACTTTACAAGAAAGCGCAGGCCGATATGAAGGCGTGGGCTGAAAAAATAAACACGAAAGGGTAATGCACATGAACGAGAATTTTACTGCACGAATTGGTGCTCGTATTACGCAGTTTATGGCACGTATGCGCCAAGTACAAAACACAATCCGCACGACGGCAAATGATGTGCGTGTAGATATTGGTGCGGATATTAGTCAGTTCCGTCGTCGCATGGCTGAAATTCGAGCGCGCATTGCAGCTTTAATTCGTGAACGAGTCGTAATTAAAATAGAGGCTCGGATAGAGGCGTTTCAAAATAAGATTAATCGGATTGCCACGAATATTCGCGCTTTTGGTGAGTTAATACAACACACGGTAAAGGGTTCAATAATGGCCGTCTTTCCTGCGATATCTCCAATACTTGCGAATATAGCAGGTGGTATTGCGAATTTAGGTCCGATGATTGGTACTGTTGCCGGCTCTACATTTGCATTAGCCGGTGCCTTTGCAGCAGCTGGTGCGGCAGCGGTTGGATTTGGCGCAGTAGCAATTCCAACAATCCAAAATTTATTTAATGAGACAGGTCCACCATTCACTGCATTACAAAAGAAAGCGTGGAATTCATTTGAAAGTGTGAAGAAAACATATCGATCACTCGTGAAAGAGACAGAAACACCAGTCCTGCAAGCTTTTACAAGCGCCATGCAAGCAACCGATGCCATATTAAATAAGTTACGCCCTCTATTTATCTCAAGTGCACATGCAGTAGCAAACTTAATGGCTCAACTCAATACAGCTATTGATACGCCACCTATACAAACGTTTTTAGAATATCTAAATACTAGTGGCGCCTCACTGTTAGAGACGTTTGGTCGCTCATTTGGAAATGTATTTAAAGGGTTGCTAACAATGCTGACAGCTTTTGCACCATTAAGCATCAGTACGGCAAATGGTTTTGAAGCAATGACAGCTCGTTTTGCCGAGTGGGCAAATGGATTAAGTGGCAGTGCAAAATTCCAAGCGTTTATAGATTACGTAAATACAAACATGCCAAAGGTTCGCGCAATCTTCCGAGATGCAATAGCGGGTATTGTGTATTTCTTTAGTGCATTTGCGGGATCATCATCAAGTATGATGGATGGGCTTGTATCGATGATGGCTCGATTTAAAGAGTGGTCAGCCACACTCAGTCAAAATCAAGGTTTCCAACAATTTATTGATTATGTCCATCAATCAGCGCCTAGTGTTATGAACTTAATGGGTAACTTAACGACTTTCCTTGTGAACTTAGGTATTGGCATGGCGCCACTTGGTGCAACCATTATCGAGCTAGCCAATAAGTTTTTAACTTTTGCGAATAGCTTGATGGAAAACAATCGATCCATAGGGGTCATCGCAGCGGGGCTTATTTCGTTTGGTGGTGTTTTACTTGCCATCGTACCAAATCTTATTGCATTCAAAGAGTTATTCGCAGGATTAGGCCCATCCATATTTGCCGGTATTGGGAAAGCGCTGAAATCCGTAACAGGGTTATTGACAAACTTTAGCGGAACAATGGCATCGTTGGGTGCTAAAGTGATGTCCTTTGCTACAAACTTTGGGAAAGCATTTGGACTGATTTCAAGTCCCGTAGGTTTAGTTGTCATTGCAATCGTCGGTTTCATCGCCATTTTAGTGCGTTTATACCAAACGAATGAAACGTTCCGAGCACAGGTTCAAACGGTTTGGGAAGCCATTAAAACCGGGATTTCGGTCGCCGTAACAGCCGTTAAAGATTTAGTGATGTCAGTCTGGGCACAGATCACAACATTTTGGGCAGAAAACCAAGAAAGTATTAAGGCGACTGCCTCGGCCGTATGGAATTTCATCGAACATGTTGTGACGTCTGTGATGTCGGCAATCGGTACAATCATGCAAACGATATGGCCAGTCGTAAAAGCGCTCATTGTCTCTACATGGGAAGCGATTAAAAATGTGATCCAAGGCGCAATCAATGTCATTTTGGGAATCGTAAAAACATTCAGCTCACTATTTAGAGGTGACTGGCAAGGTGTCTGGGATGGTATTAAACAAATCCTCGGCGGTGTGTTACAAGCTGTTTGGGGAGCAATTAATCTTTACTTTGTAGGAAAATTACTTGGTCCATTAAAAGCATTTGGTTCAACTGCAAAAACGCTTCTAAAGGGCATTTGGACAACGATTAAAGGCATATTCACTAATACTTTAAATGCGATAAAAAGTACAATTAAAACCATTTTTAACGGACTGAAAAATACAATTAAAACGATTTGGAATGGTATTAAATCATTTTTCAATACGGTTTTAAATGGCATAAAATCTATTTTTACAAGTGTATGGCGAAGTATCGCTTCATTCCTAGATAATTTTTTCACAAGTTTAGTCGGCACAATCCGTTCTATTTGGAATGGCATAAAGAGCTTCATCTCAAGTGTGTTAAAAGCTATTGCGAACATTATTAAAAGTATTTGGAACGGTATTAAAACAACCATTAATACCATTCTCAAGGGCATAAAGAGGACTATTGAAACGATTTGGAATGGCTTTAAAACAATCGTATCAACGGCGATGAAAAACGTTAAAACGGCTGTTGTAAACGGATGGAATAAGGCAAAGTCTTTCTTACAAAATATTAGTCTCGTGAAAATCGGTGAATTTATCGTATCTGGATTAGTGAAGGGGATTAGTAATTGGTTTGGTAAAGTAAAAGATAAAGTGATGGAACTTGCACAGTTATTACCTTCGTGGCTACGAAATAAATTAGGTATTAACTCTCCATCCCGAGTCATGATGGCAGTTGGTAAATGGATTCCATCGGGGCTTGCCAAGGGAATTAAAGGCAGTGCCAAAGTTGTCACGAAAGCGGCAGCAGTCTTGGCTGCGAATGCAGTTCCTGATATTAGTTCCAGTCTATCTACTACAAAAGCGAAAATGAAGCTTGCGGCATCTCAATTAGCCGAAGCAGCTAGAGCAGATTTACGTATTATAACGGATGGGCTATCTGTGAAAAGTGCCATTAGCAGTGCGCAAAACACAAGTATTACAAGCGAATCTGTCCTTGATTTATCGATGCTTGAAAAGGTAGTTCAGCTTCTTGGAATTATCGCTGACAAAGACCTGTCGCTTGAGTTAGACGGGCAAGTTTTAACGAATTATGTAGATGAGCGAACAGCAAGAAAAGTAGATTTAAAACGTTCTATGAGAGGAGTGTAGAGGGTGGATGCGAAGTTAGTAAAAGTGAATGGCGAAGAAATGATATTGTCTCAAGAGCGTTTTGTGACACAGGACATAATTGTTTCTCCTATCGAGATTAAACGTGATGTAGCCGATGTTGAAAGACGAGCAGGAGCTATCAACGAATTAGTAAAACATGGAACACGTAAAATACAGCTTCATCTGATGTTTATTGCAAAAGACCATTCAGACTTTACAATTCTTCGAGACAGAGCGTTTGATCTGTTCACAGATTTAGAACCGTATTATTTATATAAAGCTATACCAACAAAGCAATCCACTATGTACGAGTTCGAGCTACCAGGGAAGAAGTGGGGTAGAGAGCTCGAATTTATCCCTAGTGAGATTGCTTTTTTACATGGAAAACGATACTTCGTTATCAACAGCGATATGTCTGAGGTTGCACAAAATGGGCTCACAGGTCGGTTTACGGTTGAATTAGAGACTTATATGCTTCCTTACGCAGAAAGCGCTGCAACATTAAAAGAATTAAAGCTGTGGGACGCTAATAAGTGGGAATGGAATCAAGGGTTAACGTGGGACGAGGATTTACAGTACAAGTTTACGGCTAATAATTTCACTGTAAAGAACCTTGGCAATGTAAAAATTGATCCGCGTGAAAGTGAATTGAGAATAACAATTAAGGCAACAGCAGCGAGCTATTTAGAATTTAAGAATAATACCACTAGCGAAGTGTTTAGGTTTAATGGCGCTTTAACAGGTACTGATACATTAGTTTTGAATGGCATTCACACTTATAAAAACGGTGCGAATGCCATTTTAAATACGAATAAAAAATTATTGACGCTTGCACCGGGAAACAATGTTTTTTCGGTGTCTGGTGGGACAATTCAAGCAATCGAATTTGATTTTAGATTCTTGTTCAAATAGAAAGGGCGTGCGCAAATTGGCTTTAGAATTGCATAACACAGAAAATCCCATTAGTAATGCTGAACGATTGAAGCTTAATGAGAACTGGCAACGAATTACATCCGGTTATAGTTATCTGCAACAACAAATCAAAGTGTTGGCGGGTGGTAAAGAAGTTGACGAATTGTTACAGCGACTAGATGACGCGGTAGAAAATGCAAATAAAGCGGTGCAACAAGCGATTGAAACAAATAAAAAGTCAACACAAGAAGCACTGGAAGCAAACAATACGGCATTGCAACAGGCACTGAATACGGTCTCGCAAACGCTTGATGGTATGAAAAAGACGATTGCGGATGCAAATACTGCTAAAAACCAAGCAAATAAAGCGAAACAAGGTGCATTAGATGCCACACAGCAAGTTCAAACAGCTCTTAATACAATGCAGTCACTCATTGATAACATGGTTCCAAAAGGCACGTGGAATAATACAACGCAATATAATAAAAACAATTTGGTTTTCTATAATGGCTCTACCTTTATCGCATTACAGGATAACGTTGGAAAAGTGCCACCTAGAAATCGTACTGAGAAGAGTGCTATTTGGTCATTGTTTGCGGAAAAAGGGGCTAGAGGCGAGAGAGGGGAAAAGGGCGAAAAAGGTGCTGACGGTAAAGATGGTACAGGCGTAACGATTATAGGTAGTCTACCAAATGAAAGCGCATTACCCTCAACAGGTTCACCTGGAGATGCTTATACGATTAATGGAGATCTTTTTGTATGGCAAGTAAACTTGAATACATGGAAAAATGTCGGGCCCATCCAAGGCCCTCAAGGGAAATCAGCATACGAACTAGCTGTAGAAAATGGCTTTCAAGGAACGATGAAACAATGGATTGAATCTTTAAAAGGGAGTCGAGGTCCACAAGGCCCACCAGGACCACAGGGACCGCCAGGAGAAACACCTGATTTATCAAATTTCAATCAGCAAATTAGCGCATTACAAACAAAAGTTAATAACCAGATTAAAAAATCTACTCTGCATCCACATTTCGTAAGGGAGAAGCAAGATGCTAACGGAACCTATAATTTAACGATTCCAGGTATCACAAAATATGTACCCGGGCTACAAATTCTTCTAGAACCAACAGAAGATAATAAGAAAGGGAAAGTAAAATTCAATATCAATAATCTTGGTCCTAAAGATGTAAGCTTTCAAAATCGACGCGATGAAGGGCAGGATCCTGTTATTTATATTGATAGTGCTGAGACATTACAATCGTACAAAGTTTATGAATTTGTCTATAATGGCAGGGATTTTAATGTGATAGGTATGCCGTTTGTTACGCATCATCCTGAACTTGGATTCTTTGATAACATGCCTGTATCAGCAAAAGCTGTACGTGAATTAAATGGATTAAAGGCGAACAAGAAGCTACCTAGCAGCGTCCAATGTACGCTCGAAGCTGGCTGGAGTCATCAACGGGATACTCCTTTAACCTATTTCAAAGACGATTTTGGCATTGTGCATGTTCAAGGGCAAATCCTTAAAACAGGAACCCCAACACATAATGTATGTACAGTATTGCCAGTTGGATTTAGATCACGAAGTGATGTGGATAGACGGGAGGAAGTAGTTGCCATAGGGTACAAGTTTAATAATAGAGCAGTGAATGTTCCACCAATAGTAACGAAGCTTACAATAGAACGCTCTGGTTTTATCCATTGTGATACCCAATTGGACAAGATTGCAATGGCATTTTCATTTAGGACAGATTAGGGAGGAGTTCCTTGTGCGTAAGCAAGTTTATCAAGTGGATAGCGACGGGTTTATTGAGGAAGTGTTTTTAGGCGAATTTGACGATGAGGGTCATTTGATTAATCCAATTGGTGAATTTGTCACGACAGATTTACCACAACCTTTACCGTTCTATCGACCGAGATGGGATGGGGCTCAATGGGTTGAAGGTGCAACAGAAGAAGAAATAGCGAAGCATAAAGAACAACAATTAATTGAGAATTTAAACCCGTCATGGGAAGAAATACTGGATGCTAATTTAGAAATCAAAATTCTTACTATGTTAATAGAAATGGAGGTAATCGAGTAATGGAGAAACATTTAGAAGGATTGACTCTTGTGCAAAAACGATTGGTGAAAGCCTATGCAACGAGCATTACGGGAGAGGTTCGTACGGTTAAAGATGTGAAACCGGAGGCGTTGCAGAGATATGTTGAGTTAGAAATTGCGGAACGGGAAATTGCTGCATTAAAAGGTGCCAAAAGCAGCTAGTGAATTTCAATTTAGGAAGTATCCTCTCTTGAGGATGCTTTTTCTTTTGCTTGAAAGGATGTGGGCCTATGAAATTCATGTTTGTTGGTGATAAAGCATGCTAGTCGTTACAAACTTCGCAGGTAATCAAACAGAGCCTTTTTTCACAACATCTGCACCAATACTCGAACAAGATACGCAAGGCAATTTAACGCTTGAATTTACAGTCAATAAATCAAATAACGAAGCTGGATTTAATCTTCTTCAAGAAGAATCGATTGTTAGGGCCGCTAATTATGATTTTCGAGTAAAGCAAATTATTGATGATAAACCAGGACGAAAAACCATCCTTGCCATTTCAACATTTTTTGATTTAGCCTATCAGTTTAAAGATAAAACTTTTGGTGGTACTCATAGCAGTCAGGAGTTTGTGAACTACTTGTTTGCTGGTACAGGTTGGACAGCGAAAATAGATTTTACGGAAACTGCAATCATCTATAAATTTGGTTCTAAAAACATCATCCAGTGTGTGAATCAAATCTGTGATGCCTTCAATTGTGAATTTGAGATATTACCGAATAATCGAGTGCATTTTAGTAAAACACTTGGACCGGACAATGGTGCACAGTATCGCTATGGTCATAACATCAAAGCGCTTAGCCGAAAGATTGATACAACGCATCTACGAACAAAAATTACGGCCACAGGTAAAGAAGATTTAACCGTGACTTATACTTCTCCAAATCACACAATATGGGGTATCCGTATCGCTGATCCAATTAGTGACGAGCGATTTACAAATGCAGATAACCTATTGAAAAAGGCTAAGGATGCCCTTATTGATTATCCAGAAGTATCGTTTGAGCTCGATACAATCGAATTATTAGATAAACAGTTAGGTGAGAAGGTATGGCTGATTTACGAGCCGATTGATGGGATAGAGCTACAGACTCGAATTCTCAAACGCATTTGTATAGTAGACGAGGTTACAGACGAGTTAAAGACAATTGCAGTCACACTAGGCAACGCATTACCTCGTACTATGTCAGATAACGAGGTTGATACGGAAGAGGTTATTGCAGAGACAAAAGAAGAGCTAAGCGAAGTGATTGAGGAAAATAAAAAGGAATATAAGTCATCCATTACACAAACGGATAGCCGTATTACTCTTGAGGTAGAAAAACTCAATAAATCGATCGCATCTATTGATGTGAAAGCCGACCAGATTAGTCTATCAGTGAGTAATCGCATCACAAATGAAGTAGCGGTGATTAATGTTCGTGCTAATCAAATACAGTCTACGGTCAGTGCTCAAGCTGTCCAGATACAAGGCATTGGTACAAGAGTAGCCAATGCTGAATCGTCCATTACACAACAAGCTCATCAGATTTCACAGAAAGTATCGGTCACTGATTTTAACGGGAATACAATATCCTCATTAATCAATCAAACGGCTACTTCGGTAAAAATTCGAGCGCAAAACATTGAGTTGCAGGGAGCTGTCAGAGTTCTTTCGGACATAAGTGGCAATTTGGGGACAATTCATGCTGGGAACATTCGTATTAAAGAAGATATTCACATGGGGAATAGACTTTACTTTAGTGATATGACATCTGTGGGAGGTGCAAATGGGACGATTCAGTTAAGTGCTTGGAATGACATCGTATATAGCGGTTCACGTCACTCTTTTAATGGAACGGTTGATTTTAGTGGAGCAAGGGTCGTAGGACTAGGTGGTGGAGGAAATTATGTCAGCACCAACACCCTTGGTCTAGAAATTACACAAAGTACAAATAATTCTAGGACGATTGTCTTTAAACGATATGGCCGCGATATTGGTACGATTACATTAAGATAAGGAGATATGTAGTATGGAACAAAACTATTTTCTAATTTCAAATGAAGGAACAGCGTTCGCATTAGAGGGAAAAATAGACTTAGTACAGATTCAAAAGGTCTTAAATACACCACAAACTGTAGCTGTGCGATTAGGCTGTAAAGTCGTGAGCAAGATTATGATCCATGCCGTTGCGAAAAACGAATGTTCCGACATGGAGGAATATAATTTAGGCATCACAGTTGGACAAAGTAAGCTTCGTACGAATGCGGCAGATGTAGAAAAGGTATTAGATGCATTAGAAGCTGATATTAACAAAATGGAATATGTCATGATAAATGACGCAATGTTAATTTTTAAACATGCTTTTCAGGTGGCTGAGGCGGAATAAATAACAAGAACGCAAGCATAAGCTTAGCGTTATTTTATTGTCAAAAAGGTTTAGAGGGAAATCTCTTTTTTTATCGAATTGAGTCCAAAAGGGAGTGGATAAATATTGAATAAAGTCTCAACTAAATCATTAATTGAGCTTATTAACGATTTAAAACTAAGTGCAAAAGACAACGGAAAGGTTTATTTAATACTAACAGCTCAAGAATTACACGATATTATTGGTAGCTACCCAAATGGAAATACAAGGTTTCCTATGGTCTGCAATGCGATGTTTAAAAGTATGAAAGAAGGAGATAAAGTTTTAGATACATCTCCTAGTAAACAAACCAATAAGACTAAAATTATGTATTTTTTATAGCATTCTTATTCAAATTTGCTTTTTATAAGGCTTTTCACAATCTTCTGTGGAGGGCTTTTATTATGCAAAAAAGGGAGGGGTTATATGAAAACAGACACATTATATACATCGCTCGTAGGCGGCTCCATGGCAGGGGTCGCTTATTTTGTTGGTGGGATTGACCATTTAATTAAAGCACTCACTATCTTTATGACGATTGATTATATCTTAGGCATTATGGTTGCTTATGTTGTGAAAAACGTTGATAGCAGAAAAGCTTTAATCGGACTGTTTAAAAAAGTGGCAATGATTTTGATGGTCATCGCTGCAGTGCAACTAGACTTAGCAACAGAGAGCGGGAACTTTATGCGGAATGCCATGATTCTCTTTCTGATTGGTATGGAAGGCATCAGTATGATTGAGAATCTTGGAAAGCTAGGGTTGAAAGTACCGAAGTTTTTAACAAACGCTTTTAAGCAACTTCAAAATGACAATGATGATAAAAAGGATGATAAACAATGAGCGTCACAACAACATGTCGAGATCTTGCCGAATTACTACCAGTGGCTCAAACAGCGTGCAGATTGTTATTTCAACAGTGCTATAAAGCAGGTATTCAAAATATCTTCATTACGGAAACTTACCGTTCGCAAGCACGGCAAAATTATCTATATGCACAAGGAAGATCAAGACCAGGGAAAATTGTAACGTGGACACTCTCAAGCAATCACACTTCACGTTTAGCATGGGACATTGCCGTAGCCCCTCCTAAAAACTTATATGATGTAGATACATTAACAAAAGTCGGGGCAATCGCTCGTAAGTTAGGTATTACATGGGGTGGAGATTGGACACGCAGAATCGATCGTCCTCATTTTGAAGTGAAACACAATTGGAAGATACCAAGAGGATACAAATTAGAAGGACAAGTATTCGTGCCGAGCAACAGTAAATTGAAAGTTCAATTAATTGTGAAAGACAAGAAGGAGGAAATCAAAGTGAGTAATCCTATTTGGGATCCTGGTTCACCAGCGATGAGAGCGGAGACTGAAAACTTTATTGCACAGGCAGTGAAGGAGGGGATTATTAATGCTTCACATTTAAAGGATTTACAAAATGGCGTGATGACAACGGATCGATTAATTGGGTTGTATATTACAATACAACAACGTCGTAATAAATAAAATAGTAAGACCGCACTACCACTGATTATTGTGGGGGCGGTCTCTTGATTAATACTCTCTTACTTCAAATGAAGCAATCTTGTCGTGTACAATATATTCAGTTACTTTTTTATAAGGTGAGATGGTTTTTGTGAATTTGAAAGTAGACGTACCTTGAGCACTTTCAAACCAATTCAAGTAATTATTTAAAACGGTATTAGTAACATCATATTCTTTTGTAATACCATTTACTAAAGTAATACTAAGGATAGCACTAGAAGATTCACTAGTTGGTTTTTTAACAATAACAGTGCTAGTAGCTATAATATCAGTGTTTTCTATTTTTGCAGTAATGATTGCAGTTCCTTCACGAATAGCTGTCACATTTCCGTTTTGATCTACGGTCGCAATAGCGTTGTTGCTTGATGACCAGATTACTTTTGCTGTGTCTGGAGTCACCGTAACTGTTAATTTATCTTGACTTCCTTCTAGTAGTTCTAAATTATTCTTGTCTAAAGTGATTGATTCAACACTAGGAACTTCATTTTCATCTAATAATTTCCCGTCGACATCAATAGCATCTAGTATAGTTATGCCAGTAGATGATGTACTTATTATAACGTTATGCTCACCATTAACTAATCCCAATTTTTCATATATAAAAGTTTGCCATTGAAGCGACGTGTTTCTTAAACTGAATTTTTCAGATGAACCATCTATAGTTATAGTAACTTCTGTAGCTAAGTCATAATTTATTGGAGATATAATTCTTAGTTTAGTACCATAGAATTTAAATTTTATAGATTCACCTGATTTAGTTGTTCTGTGATCAGAATAATTTGAAGAACTAGTGTATAGTGTCCAACCATTTGAATATTGGATAGCGGAATCTGTATTTTCAAATCTATTCCAATCTTTTTCTGGTTGTGGTAAAGGACTTCCGATAGTGGTAATTATAGATCCGGATTCGTCTATATCGATAGCATCTACAATACTTATTCCTGTATTAGAGGTAGATATAGTTACATTATGTTTTCCTTGAGTTAACCCAATCTTTTCGTATACAAGTGTCTGCCATTGAAGGCTTGTCCCTCTAATACTAAAATTCTCTACTACGTCGTCAATAGTAATTGTCATTTCAGATGATAGATTGTGGTTTAACGGAGAAATAATTCTTAATTTAGTACCTTCAAAAGTAAAAGTTAATGTTTGCTCACCGACTGTTGTTCTATGGTCATACCCACCAAAAGCAGAAGATGTTCCGTATTTTTCCCACCCACTAGAATATTTTAAAGCGGGGAAGGTATCATCGAATCTTTTCCAACCTTTTTCTGGATTTAGGAGTTGCTGCCCAATTTGTGTATTGCTATCAAGATTGTTATTTTGATTAGTTACTACTTTTTGATAATCCACAGCTTCTTCAGCTGAAGCACTTGCCATACTAAAGCTACATAGCATTAAAAGCATTAATGTTATATAGATTTTTTTTAATAAATTAATCAC